CGCAGGCTTTCCGTGATGGTCTGCCGGTTTTCACAATACCACGCGCAGGACAACGGCAACGGCTCAACCAATGGCATCACAAGGCTTGCGCGTGCCTTCATCTTGCGCTCGCGTTCTGCATTGGCGTCATGTTGCGACTTACTCCAAGCAACTCGCGCCTCGCAGTCGTGCAGCACTTCGTTGAAACGGGTGATGAATGACTCGCGCCAATTCTCATCTGTCATCTCGACTCGACGCTTGATGGAGTTGGAACCGTATCCGCTATCAAGACAGATGCGTTTCACTACTTTTGAACCATAATGGATCAACGACATAGACTTGCCTCGCTTAAATGAAATGTGAAAGCCAAGCCGATACCATTCGACATCTCCGCGAATATCTCCAAATCGCTTTTCGACTTCCTCCAGTTTGGCCGTTCGGATAAGCGTCAGGATGTCAGGGGTGAGGTAGGGATGTAAGTTCATTGTGGTCGTTGGTGGTGGATCAAAAAATATCATCGTCTCCGTTGTCAGGCTGCGGCTCGGGATACTGGATCGTGCCCGGAGGCTGGCGGCGTGGAGCGTTCGGTCGAGGCGCTGGCCGGGTTTGCTGGCGAGGTGGTGGCGCTTCTTCTTCTGGCAGCGTGAGGTTGCCAAGAATTGGCGCTTGAACGCCAGAGCCACGCGCTTCTTTGGGGATGTCCTGTGAGACGAAATGCGTGTCACCAAACTGGCCGATTCCGTTTTTGTTCGGCCATGCGACGAGGTTTAGATACTTTCCGTTTTTGCCTTCAAAGATATAGTCTTTGAGAATCTTCGTGACGTTGATTTTGATTTTGATGGGACGTGCCATGATGTTCGTGTTTTGGTTAGGCCGGGATGGCCGTGATGGTGATTTGAACGCCGGAAGGCTCGCCAAGTGCGGCCCAGCGTTTAATGAGCATGCCGGAGCAGGCTTGGCGGTCGTCATGCCACATCTCAATTGAGGTGAGGGCATCAAGGATTGCCTTGTCGAGGTTGTCGCGGTCGGGCGTTTGCGTGTGCCATTTTGGGGCTGTGGATTTAATCTGTCCTTTGCTGGTGAAGTGCGCCTTTGGACGCGGGAAAACGCATTCCCAATCGACGCGAACGGGGCCGTTGCCAAACAAAGGGTGTAGTGAATGGTTCCACATCGCATGTTTAGCGGCAGCCTGCACCGCCTCCTTGAAGTCGTCCGCCGTGTCTGGTGTATAGACCCGCGTGAACGCACCACGTCGGCAGGCTTTGACGCGAGGCTGGCCCTTGGGGATGCAGGGGGCAAAAAAGATGATGGGTTTCATTGTTTGGAGCCTTTGTGGATCTTTGTGTGACAAGGCGGGCAGACCCATATAACCGCTAGCTTTTGGCTGTAATCTTCGTGATGCCCGTGGATCAATCCGCTATTCCCGCATGCTTGGCAGCACTTCGGTTTTTGCAGTCTGCCGCTTTTTACAGCGTGCTTCACTGCATCCCGCGCTCTTGACTTCAAAGGCTCAAGTAAGCGTGCTTGGCGTAACGATAGGCGATTAGTCGCTTTTCTTTTTTCGGAATTTTTGTATTTTTCTTGGGCTTTTTTATAACCTTCCGTTTCCCTGTATTGAGCAGTGTATTTAGCTCGCTTGCCTTTACGCGGGTCGCCTGGGTGCTTTTTACGCCACTCTCTTGCTCGCTGCGCGTTCTTAGCCCTTCGTTCTTCAATGGTTTGCATAACGCATTATGGAATGGTTTTAACAAATGTCCATGCCATAACAATCAATCGCGAAGATTTTCACTTCTCGCAAGCCTCCCAGAGTGTCGGGTTGCCGTCAGCGTCGCGGTGCTTGGGGCGGTTAATTTTCCAATGCTCTTTTAGTTCGGCCCATGTTATGCAGTCCCGGCCATTTATTTCGACACCTCTTGATTTAACGCAAAAAACTTGGGTCCATTGCATCCCATTTACTCCACCAGATGAGGACAGCAGCACGCTTCCCGGTGTCACGTCCTGCGGCCCGAGCGGTTGTTTGGGGGCCTTTGCGGCGTCGAGTTCGTCCGCGAAGGCGCGAATCTGTTTGGTGATGTCGTGGATGTTCATTGTGCAGATGTTTGGAGTTTTGCCTCTTCCTGGATACTTGCCCACGTTGGGCGTGTGGTGGTTATGTTTTGCCCCTCAAACGCCATCGGCCATTTGTCAGAAGCGGTAGCCTCAATGAGGCGCTTAATGAGTGTCGAAGTGTAAAGCCATCCGGCTTCAATGTCGGGCGGAGAAAGCTCCGTCACGCACGTTTCAAAGGGCGCTTCGGATTCCTGCCACACGAATTTGAACCGCGTGCGCTGGTCGTTTGGGAACATAGCATTCCAAAGATTCAAGTACATACCTGCTTGAACGTGGTAGCCAAAGTTTGAAACTGCTTTAGCAAAGCCCTCGGCGCTGAAATCGTTGATCGTTTTCAAATCGGCCAGAAAGTCCTCACCTTCCGGTGCGAGGTCCACAAGGCCCTTGCATTTAACACCCAGCACACGGCCAGCAATGATAACCTGGGACTTAGACTTGGCGAAGATGTCGGCGGACGCTTTGCAGGTTTCGGTCAGCATCTTGGCGGCCTGTTGGGCAAGCTCTACGTCTTCCTTGGTGGCAAGAATGAGTTTCGCGGCCAGTTGTGCATCGCGCCACTCTCGCGCCTCCTTGGTCCGGTAGGAGTCATAGGGCGATATAGCGATGGACTCGCTCAAAAGCTCCGGCGTCGTAGCAAGGCAATCTACCAATGAACCCCACTGCATCGCAGCCGTTGGCTCCATCTTGCGAGGGTGGTAGCGCCACTTCCAGAGAGAGCGCGAATCAAGTTCGTAGATCACCGACTTTGACAAAAACGAGTCCGCCGCGTGGATGTTGGCGCGATTGCAAGTCAGTTTTGAATGGTAGTCGCGAGGGCTGATTTCAAAAAGATTCATGCTTCAAACCCTCCTTTTTCTTTGTTCCACTTCACACCAAGCACCTTAGCCCGTGCCACGATGGCTCTTTTGACCTTCTGCTGAGGTTCGCCCGAGAGCTGTTTATCTGCCTGCTCAATATAAGACGCGAGGCTTTGAGCATCGGACGCTTTCACATCTTCGATGATGTCGTTTGCCAGCATCTCGGCCTCAGTAGGCTCGGCATCTTCCGGCGCAGGTTCAACAACCTGGGCCTCGACTACTGGCGTGGCTTCGGCTGGCGCTGGCTCTCCGGGTAGCTTCGTGGGATCAAGCGGCGTGGCACGAGCGGGCTTCGGCGTCACGTCGCGAGCATTGGCAAGCCCTGGTGTAGCGGCTGCTTCGTCCTCGTCCGTGATGCCGCTAAAACCAAACGCCACGCGAGCACCTTGAATGGTGGCCTTGTGGCGCAGCATGCGGCGTTCCATTTTCCAAGGCTCTGTATTACGGCGGCATTCCGCGAGGTACTCCGTTACCCGTGTCGGATGGCTGCGGTCCTTGCGGTAAATGATGGACGTGCAGGAAACGAGCCTACCCTGTTCGTCGTGCTCGAACTGGTAGTCGATGCCGTCAAACTGCGGATGGTCGTTCATCATGCGAATCCAGCCGTCGATTGAGACGACCGGCACAATGCCGCCGCCCTTGGCCGGAAAAGCATAGATTTCCTTCGTGAGCGGATTGAGGCCGTATTCATTCGAGACAACCACGAGGGCAAGCAGTTCGTCGTTTGTTGCCCCGCGAAACACGGTGTTTTTGAGGGTTTCGAGGAGCTTGCTTGGCTCCACGTTGTATTTGCCAGCCATCAAAGCGAGGGCAGATGTTTGTTTTTGTGGCACTTGGGCCAGTTGGGTATCGCTCATAATGAAAATGGTGAGGTGGTGTTACTTGATGAGTTTTCTGGCAAGAAGATGCTTGCGGTGCAAAGCCTTTAGCTTGGCTGGCGTGATGCCAGGAATACGTTTGAACGGTTCAAAGTCGATGGTGACCACTTTGAGCAGCAATTCACTCAGCGCGTAGTATTCCGGAAACTTGGCGACGAACTGGTCGCGAGTGAGCTGCGTTTGCTTATCGAACGAGATAACCTTCGGCTCTTTTACGCAAAAGAAACCTGCTGAGTAATTAGTCGCGTTGCCGTAGCCGGTGTTTCTGTTGCCGGTGTTTCTGTCGCCGGTGTTGCTGTAGCCGGTGTTGCTGTAGCCGGTGTTTCTGTAGCCGGTGTTGCCGTAGCCGGTGTTTCTGTAGCCGGTGTTGCCGTAGCCGGTGTTGCTGTTGCCGGTGTTTCTGTCGCCGGTGTTGCTGTAGCCGGTGTTGCTGTTGCCGGTGTTTCTGTCGCCGGTGTTGCTGTAGCCGGTGTTGCCGTAGCCGGCGTTGCCGTAGCCGGCGTTTCTGTCGCCGGTGTTTCTGTCGCCGGTGTTGCTGTCGCCGGTGTTTCTGTCGCCGGTGTTGCTGTAGCCGGTGTTGCTGTTGCCGGTGTTGGACTTGTCATTACCGACCTTGCCCGGCGTGATCTCCTCAACAAGTCGGATGCGACGAGCAACTAGTTTAAAATTTGCTCCCGCTTCGGTTGGAACTTCTAACACATCCTCGGCTTCGCATTGGAACACGCGAGTCGTTGACGAGTTGTAATAAGACCAAACACCGGAAGGCTGAACGCAGAAGTGATAACCTTTGACGCATAACTGCAAATCGCCCTCGATCACAGGCGACCATTCGCCAAGGATGAATTGATGATCGCGGCATTTGAGATCGCTGTCAGTGGCTTTATAGCCGGTCATTTTTTTTATGTAGGTGCTCATGGCGTGGTGGTCGTTTAGTTGTGGTAAATGACGGCATTCGTTGCCGCCAAAATGGTTTCAAGCGGCGTGCATGCCGTGAAGACCGCGCTCCAATCGGGGAATTTGTGGTCTTTGCCGCCGTGGACAATCACGACGGGGAGGCCGTTTTGCTCGCTGAAAATGAGGTGGCCCTTGTAGCCTGGGGCGAGGAATCGGAGGTTGTTGGCGCTGGCGATGGAAACGCCTTTCGCAGTGCGCTCGTGCTGAATGTCGCCGTCAACTTGCTTCCAGCCCGCGAGGGAATCAGAGACGGCTTCCATGCGTGAGCGGTCAAAGGGATTCTTGAGCGAGTCGAGCCAGACAAACCATGCGATTTCCAAATCAACCTCAAGGTGCAGCTCGCGGCACTTGGCACAGAGGCCGTCCTGCTCATTGCGGTCGTGGTCTGTCAGGTCGCGGCCACATTCACATGGCGCGGGAGGAAGGTCGTCGTTTGCTCTCATGGCCGGAACCTTGAAGCATCCCGGCGAATCGCGCAAATGATTTCCTCAACAAAATGAAGATTATTTTTCCTTGCCGGAAATTGGAGAGTTGATAATATGACGCATGGAAACGACCAAAACAGATTACAGTTGTCCAAATTGCCGCCGCGTTCGCCGCCGTGAAAGCGGGGCCGAAACGATGGTTTTCCGCTGCTCGTGCGTTGGTGGCCTCATCGAGTGCCATCGCGTGAAATGGGACTTGGCAGACTGGACACTTCTCGACCAACCGCTAGCTGATGACCTGGGCGTTGGTGTTCATGCCGTTCGCGCCAAGCGGGCAGAGCTTGAACTGCAACGCGGCACAGTCGGCAGGAAGCCTCACAAGCGGCCTGCTCGCCGCGTGGATGCCAGTTTGATCGACCCTAAGAAGTCGGTGAAGGAGAACGCGAAGGCTCTTGGCTGCACACCACAGCGGATTCGACAAATTCAAAAAGAACTCAACCAAACGACCCTATGATGACCCACGCCCAACTCGAACACTTGCGCAAGATCGACGCGCACCTTGAAAAGCTGCTCTCGCAAGCCGAGAAGCGGACGCCAGGGCGGTGGATTCGCAAAAGCTACGTTATTAAGCAGCCATCTGGCAGAGTATGCGCTGACGTGGGACCTCACCACACGCCACCAAACGAATATCCGCCTTCATGTCAGCGAGCCGACGAACAAAACGGTGATTTCATCGCCTCATGCGCAGGCAACGCGGAAGCAGGGTGGAAGGCGACACGGGCGGCGATTAATGCGGCTCTTGAGTGCGAGTCTTGGGATGCCGACTTGCGCAAAATGTATCTACGACCAGACGCGGAACGGATTCTCGAAGACATCCTCGCCGCCTTCCCCCTCGAACTGCTGTCCTTGCGTCTTGACTGACCACTGAACCCAAATCCATGACGCCATAACCACCCCTGAAATCCGCCCTCGTGTATTTCTGGTTCGCCTCTGGCATCACTTACAAGGGGCGCAGAATAAAAGATGCCTGGACATTTAAAACCCGCAAACTATGAGCCGCCGCAAACCCAAAACGCACACGATCCGCACTTGGCCCGCATTTTTTGGCCCTGTTCAGGATGGCTCTAAGCCTTTCGTGATTGGTGAGAATAAGCTCGATTTTCAAATCGGCGACACGCTTATTATTCGCGAATGGTGCCCGAAAGAGGACAAGGCGACAGGCCGCGAATGCCGGGCCGTTATTACCTACGCTTCCGAATGGCAGCAAATCCGAGGTAATGTCGTCCTCGGTATCCGACTCCTGCCGCAGGACGCGGAATGCAGCCAGCTTGGCGAAGACTTCTCCAAACTTCCAATGTGCGCGGCATGACTTCCTATGAGCAAATCCGAAACCTTTTCAATGCCTCCGCAACTTGTCGAAACGGAAAACAGCCACAGCTACATCACGATCCTGGATGCGATTTTGTCGAGTGCGCCGAAGGTGATAAGTGTCGTTGCCGACTTGCTGATGGCGACGGTGGACCCGTTTCCGCCTTCCTCATCCGCTGGCGGGAGCGTTTCGCCAAGTAAGACCTGCCGCCGCTGTCTCGGCACGGGCCGGATTCTGCGCAATGCAGGAACGGGACTGTTGGGCGATTGTCACGTTTGCCGCTCTTGAATCACGCCGAAAACCATGTACCTTACCACTATGAAGCGCCTCCCACTCCTCGCCTTCCTTGCGTTTTCCACCCTCGCGCATGCCTACGATCCGTTGGCATCTCCAAAGCGCCCCGGCAAGGACGCTGGCCCTCACGAATGGGCCAACTACGAAAACGCCGTCGCGGCATGGAACCAACGCACCGCCGCAGCACAGCGGCAGGCCGTCGCAGATGCCGCACGTCAGCGCCAAATCGCCATTGCTGCCGCGCAGGCTGAACTCAGTCGCCGACTTGCAGCCAGGGAGGAACGCGAACAGCGGGAGGCCGATCTAGCTTACCGGCTCTGGCTGCGTGAGCGGCAGATTCAGGCAATGGAGCTTCAAGCGCAGGCTTTGGCGAGGATTGCGGCGGCAAAGTAATTTTATGGACACCACACAAAACCACACACCCGGACCTTGGCGCTGGCTTTCAGGCGCGGAGGCTGGCAATGGATTTAGCAACTGTGATTTATCTTACCTCGTTGGCCCGTTGTATGACACGTCTCTTAAATCGTGGGAAAGGAAGCAGGAAATTTGCAATTTCGGCAACGATGAAACCTACTATCCAACGGAAGGCGTAGAGCCATCGGATGCAGACAAGCTATTAATTGCCGCTGCTCCCGACCTGCTAGCGGCTTGCCTCAGAGTGCTTAACCCTACGGATGAAGGTCCGACGCTGGATACAATAATCCGTGCCGCCGTTGCGAAAGCTCTCGGTCAAAACCAGTGATTTATGAGAAACGTCAACCTGCCCAAAACGAAAGTATTTATCCGCCGCGATGCCTTCGGAGGCCCCGTGGATGAATTTGAACCCGCTTGGCTCGTCTCCGTGCGAGCCATGCGAAACCGCCCCTTTTGCTTTCAGGCATGGGTTGAGAAATACGCCGCATGCTATGACAAAATCCCGCCGCAGTGCGTCTATTGGTTTGAGCCGGACGACGATCATAAAGCCCTTCCGCTACACAAGGTCCAGATGTGGGAATGCTTGTCTGGCTCCGTTGAAGTCTGGCGCAAGGACCAACTCTCCGACGTGCCGGTTCTGGTAAACCTTGGCAAAGGCAATCCACCTATCGGCGGCCATTACTGGTTCACTATTGACTATCTACCCGAGGGACAAGCTGGTGGCACCCTTGACGTGGGAGATTCTGAACTGCTGGAAGAACACAAGGAGGGCAACGTCATCAAGCTCTCGAACGGCCAGATTGCCATTTACCCAAACAACCGCCTCAAGTGGCTTCCCGTTTCGCTTACCGGCAAAGATGCCGCCGCCGCTATTCCCGATTGGAGCGTCGCCACAAATGCCCAATGGGATGAGTGGTGGTCTGACTCGGACGAGATTCTAGGAGACGCCAAATGGGCTTATTGACGTTAGCTTGTGGCTTGAAAGTGCATGGCGTCTCTTGACCAAAAAGCTCCCGCTGGCAGCCATCCTTCTTTTGCGAACTCCTCCATCACTTCTAGCGGCATCGTAGCTGAACTAGGCCAGTGTTGATGATTGGCGTTGTCGTCGGGATCAATGTCCACGGCGGCTCCACGAGCATGAAGGCTCGGCAAACTGCCTCCACGCATGACGCGGTTGTTGTAGCAGCCCGCGTAACGGGTGAGAACGTATTTGTTAGGGCTTTTAGCAATAGCTTCCAAGACTCGGCGCAAACTAGCTCCGACTTTTCCGTGACAGCGAATGAGCTTTACCGGCTTGCCGTCGTATTTCAGCCCCAGGTCAGATACGTCAATAGGCACCAGTTTGGACTCGTCGCCTGCCCGTCCATAGAATTTACTCAGGCTGTTTTGATCGCTGGCGGGCCAAGGATTCGGTGACGGCATGAGCTTTCGCAAATGAGCTTGGCAAGCTGCAATGCTTTTTGGGCCCCAAAAGCCGTCATCAAGGACGCCGATACGGCGCTGCATGATTTTGATTTTTTTCTGGTTCATAGTGCCTCAAATTTGCCCTTGCATGCTAAATAGCAATACCAAATCCCTCATGGCCCACTTCTTACTTTCCGCACCGATAATCTTGAGCTTCACGCGGCATGCCGAATCGCTCAACATGAGGCTTGCGCGACAATTGCAGTTATCATTAACGTCGCCGTACACAAACACTTCTTCGTTTCCAGCCATGTCTATGAATGTGACTTCCACGAGAGCGCGGCTGTCTTGAATAGTCCTCCAAAGGGCTGCCTGAAACGCTTTTTTCATGCCGGGCTGCCCCATGTCGAGCATACCTGTCTCGATCACAGCCTCATAGGCTCGGTAGTATCGCGAGCCGGAATAATCCACATACCCATAGCCCGCATACTGGTCCGGCATTGGCGTTGAAGTGCTGTAAGCCGTGAACGCCGATTGTGAGCCGAAGGAATTGCCAGCACTGTCCATTTGGGCGCTACTATCCCAAACGAATAAGCGGCCCGCCTCGTCGGCGAACACGATTTCCGGCCTTCCAGGCTCCATTTGGGCGCTGGCGTAAATCTTGGGATAGGAGAACGGACCCACCATTCCGCGCCCCATAAGGTCAAAGGCAAACCCGATTAGCGAACCATCAAGGCCGGGGGCGAACATCCAGATATGTTGACTGGCGGCGTCTGGAAAGACCCATGTGCGGTCTGGCTGGCGCAAAATAGCATCGGTGTCGATATACTCGCGGAGCAATTCCAAAGCTCCAAGGGCCGCGAATTGGCTCGTTGCCACCGTGGAGGTGAAGTCTGCCGGGCGGGCCATATCGAGCGTGCGGAGCTGCAAATCTGCCGCCCAATAGTACATGGATTTGCCCTCGTAGATCGTGACGGCGCTCTGTGAGATGGCTCCGGCTGTCGAGGCCGGATAGACACGTTGCGCCGGATCAACCGGGTTGATGATGGCAAAACCCGCGAGCGTGTGAATCTGCAAATCAACGGCGGTAGCGATGAGGGCCGTGACCTGCTGGGAACCGGCTGGCGTGCCGGGAATGGAAATCGTCTCGTAATCTGCCGCCAGCAAAGAGCAGCCTTCCGGCGCTACTTCGTCCACGGTGGCGACTTTGGACGCATAGAGGCGGTCTGGATGATCCACGAGGCCGCCGCGAAACATTTGCTCGGCTGCGAAGGCGTGGAACTTGTGCGGAAGTGGGCGCTGTTGGTCCGCGCTCATGTCGTCCTCGCCAAAGACGGTTGCAGTGCCGACAACTACCGCAGCGGGCGTGCCTGAGTTGTCAATGTCTGCCGTGCTGATTAGCTTCCATACGGCTTCGGAATCCTCTCCGAACTGCATGTAGAGCCGGATTTTGGTAAAACGCCCACCCTCGGCGGCAGCGTTAGCGGCAACCGTAATGCTGATGTCGTTATTGGCCGTGTTCGGGATGATGACCGTATTTGAGATGGGTGAGCTTGGCCCCTCGTAACCGTGGCCTTGATAGCCAGGGTCCCAATAGCGGGCATAAACGGTCACGGTTCGGCTGGTGTAACCTTCGCTCGCGCCGGAACCTACGCCTTGGCTGATGGTGACGTAAAGCGGCGTTCCGCTGCCTGCGCCCGGATAAGGCGTTGCAGAGCCAAAGGAGAAACCCGCCGTGACGAGCGTGAAAATTTCCGAACTGCTCGCACTAGCGGAAATGCTAATCAGACCCGTTACGAGCGGGTCAGCCGCCACATAGGCGACGAACTGGTCAAAGGTGTTCGTGGTGCCGCCCGTGACAACGTAGAGGTAAGGGTTTGCCGCCGTTCCTGTTCCTGCGAGGGTGCTCGAAAACGGAACCGTGCCGGAGAGTTGGTTGTAGGCCAGTTTGAAACAGCTATTGCCGTCCACGCCTGCTTTCCACGCCGGAAGAGCTGAGACAGTCAGGCTTTGGGTGCCGTTGATGGTCCAGAGCCGGTTACTGAGCACGCCCGTGTTTCCAGTAATCGTGATCGCGCTTCCAGTTTGCTCCAGTGAAAGCTGGAAAGTGGTGAGGTTCGTGGATGCCGTGTAAGTGGCTCCAATGATGAAATAGATGATGTTCGCCGTAATGCCGGTCAGCGGCGTAAAGACGGTGGCGACGGTGAATTTATCGTTCACGGCCAGATTGTGCGCCGTGCGGGTGAAGACATCCGTCGTGATGTTGACCGTCAAGATTGCGCCCGTGACCTCGTAATCGAAGCTACCAGCGGAGCGAGTGCCGATATTGAGCGCCGAAGTGCCCGCCACGGTCGTCTTGATCGTGAACGTTGTCGGGGATGGAACGCTGTGGACGTAGTAGGTAACGCCAGCCGTGGAGCCGCTTGGAACAGTTCCGCTCAAAACCACCGCGTCATTCACGGCTAGATTGTGCGGGACGGTGCGAATAATCGTGTCTGATGCCGCATCCGAAGCGGCGGAATAGGCCACGTTGGTATAGAAGAAATCACCCGAACCATCGCTATCAATGTTAAAAACAGCACCTCCGCGTGTGGCCGAAATCTTGAAACTGTCTGCCGTTGGAACGCTTTCGACAAAATACTTCGTTCCGGCGACTAGATTGGTCGGCAGCGTGCCGGAGACAGTCGAGTATTTGAGGCCGTCGCCCGCTACTAGATCATGCGCAACACGAGAAAACGTGTCGGAGCCGTGGGAAGCCGTGACCAGCCTTGACGCGCCCGTAATGGCAAAGTCTCCACGCCCCTCCGCCGTCACGTCGATCTGAGTCCCGCCCGAAGTAGCCGCAATGGTAAGCGTATTGGCAGAGGGGGCAGTTTTGACAAAATAGGACGTAGCAGCGGCTAACGGCGTCGGCAGCGTCACAGCATCTTGAAAGACCACCATGCCATTCACGAGCCTACCGCTGGCTTGAAGTGTGTTTGCCGTGCTGGTAAGCGAAAACGAGGTGTACCCAGGCACCACAAAAGACGCCTGCGTATTGGCCGCACTAGCGGGAGCCACGAGGGAGATAACCGGCGCAGTAGGGGCCTCGTTTGTGCCTGCTTTACGCCAGATGCCCGGTATAGCGGTTCGCCCGAGCTGGACAATCACGTTTTCATCCACGCCATTCCCGAGGAACCATGCGCCCTGATTCGGGTAGCCATACCAGCGAGCGGCGGCATTTAGCCCCACGGCCAAGACGGTGTAAGTAGGCGTTCCAGTCGTAAAAGCATAGGCTCCGCTGGTGTAAGTGCCATCGTCGCCGAGATAAAACCATCCACGGCAGGCGCTTTCGATGGACGCCGTAAGGTCGTAGAGAAGCAGGAAGTTCTTGCCTTGCCGCTTGATCTGAATGGCGACGGTTTTGTTTGCTGTGCGGGCAGTGCTGTCAACTCCTACGCCGGTAGAATAGCCACTGAACGGCAAGGTGCGATAAATGCTTTGCACCGTAGTATAGATGCTATGCGTGCCAGTGCCGGTATCCGTGATGTCCCGTGTATCAACGCCATTGGCCGCAAAGAGCGTGAACGTGCTGGCTGAAGGGGTTGTTTTAACGGTGTATGTCGTGGACACTGCCAAACCTCCCGGCAGGGTTCCAGTAGTAACCACTTGGAGAGTGTCATTCACTGCTAACCCATGAGATGCCATCGTGAAAACATTCGTTCCCGCATCCACCGTAAAGGTTTTGCTGCCAGTTCCCATGGCCCAAAGGTTGTTGTAGATCGGTGGGCCGCTCCACCCGTCCTGTGGCCGCAAAACGATGTTTCGGCACTGCTCCAGCGCAATTCCCTTGTCCGTCGTCTCCTCAAGTCGGGACACCGGCTTAAAAGCTCGAATCGGATAGGATTGCTGGCGTGACATAGGGTGAAATTAGTTCATCATGTCGATTTGACGCCGCGCAAGTCCAGGGCCGCGTGAGTTTGCCCACGTCTGAGAGGCCATTTGAGCCATGGGGGCAATCTTGGCAACGTCGCCCGTGAAATCTGGATGGCTGCTGAACGCCATCAAAACAAGAGGCTTCAAAACGCTGTCATCGAGTCCGTTAGGCAAGAGGGCCGTGCGGGCATCGTCCCAGCTGGTCACGACAAGGGCGCGGACATCGGCCCGGAAATGCAGGATGTAAGCCTCGTCTGGCAGCGAATCAAACAGGATGCGCCGGGAAGGTGTTCCGCTGGCATCAAGGGCGTCTTCCACGGCTGCCATGATAGGACGCTGGATGCGGCGGCGGTCCATTCCAAAACGAATCTGGTCAATGACGGCACGGTCAACTAGGCGCATCTCCCATTTGCGATCCAAGCTCATCGGCTCGTAGATTTTGGCGATCTCGATTCCGACCGTGGTGCAGTCGAAGTGAATCGTTGCCGTGACATTCGTTCCCGTGCTGCCCATGTAAGGGTTTTCGAGCGTCACGGTGCCGTTGGACTTCACAAGCCGGTTCTCGCGGAAGTCTCCCGTGATTTGGATGGTGCAGCCGAGCATGTATGACTGGTATCCGCTCGTGAACGTGATAGCCGTCGATTGCGCGGTGACGTTCTCGATGGTCACAGTAGCAGGGCTGCGAATCAGCGCCGTCTTGTTCTCCTGCTGGCCTCCCGAGTAAAGCTGCTGCAAGACCGCGTTCAGGTCCGAGAGCATCCGTTCACTCGTCAAGGTGGGCAATCGCGCCACGGATGTACAGCCCGCGTAAGGGAGTAGATGGGAGCGGATGGCGGCTGCGGCGGACATGGGTTAAAAGTTGGCGATTCGTTCACGCAGAACATCAAGGTATGCTCGCATCATCGACTCTTGCCTGAATAGGCAATCGTTTTCATCGACTGAAACAGTCTTGATTTTGTCAGATAGAACAAAAGCGAGCAGTTTCGCGTGACGTTCAGCCAATTCGGCTTCCTCGTTCAGGACGCGGAGTTGATGAGGGGTGGGAATAGTCATAGTTCAGTCTTTCGGTTCACGACGCTTCACCCAGCCCGCATGGGCAAGTACAACCGTCGATTCGGGGTCTTGAAGGGAGGCTTTGAGCTTGTCCGCGTCCACTTCAAGAGCGGCGGCTAAGTCTTTGAGGCGCATCGGAGCGTCGAGTATGTCCCATGCGGCGGCGTAGAGAGGTTTTTCTTCCGGCTCCACGGGGGCGGTTTCCGGCTCCGGTTCTGCGATTGGCTCCGGCGTGGTCTCGGTTTGCTCCTCGGTGGCCGGTTCTTGAATGGTTGCAGGAACGGGATTTGAACCTACTCCATCTTGGTTTATCGAGACTCCCAATGCACTATCCTGTGGCAATTGCTGCACAAAACTACGCATTTTAGAATTTCCTTCTCCACTGCGATTTTCCCCTTCGATAGCACCATTTCCCCAATGTTGTGCTCCTTGAATTTGGGGTCTTGGTGATGGAAGTCCAATGTCGCTGGATGCGACTCCCCGCATCTGCTGCACCCTAGTTTCGTTTTGACCTCCGCTAACCAGTTTTTCAACTTCTGGCGCTGCTTTCTGTTTCGTAAGTGGTATTTGTCCTTGTGGGCTAAGTAATGTCTTCTCGCACATTCCGCCTGCTTCTTCTTGTCTTTGTATGGCATGAAGAACATTACCACTTAGGCTCAAATCGTCAATAGGATATGAGCCTGACGACTTAACCTCTTGTCCATCCTGCGATGTGGAAACGATTTCGACGGCTTCACCTTCCGGTTCGGCTGGAGTTTCGGCAACTGCCACTTCCACGGTTGCGGGAGGCGCATATTCGCCGCCAGCCTCGCAAAGCACACGGCCAGCAGGCCCAGGCGGCAGGAGTGGATCGACAAAGTGCGCGTAGGCGTGGAAAGAGTTCTGGTTTGCGATCTGCTTTGAGATTCCAGTCGTGAGGCGTTGCCATTCGGCCTCACTCTTGCACTCGTAGGAGCACACTTGGGGCAAATACGGGTCTTCCTTCGTTCGTGGAGTCGTGCCGTTAGAGATGCTTCCTTTGCAGGTGATGTTTTTCGAGCCGTATGATTTGGGGTTACAAATCAAAAGTCTGAGCTTCAAACGAGGGGCGTGTGTGTCCATAGAGGTGAAGGAAGTATTGACGAGCCTAGCCGAAAACGCTAGTGTTTTCCTTGCGCCCACAAAAAAGCGGCAGAGCCTTTCGACTCTGCCGCCTAGATTTAGGTTTCTAACCTAACTCGTACTACTCAATTTGCGGCATTCCGTCCAGATTATATGCCGCGTATGCCATCACGAGGCCAGTGGGAACGCTGTTGGCGTTGATCTGAGTGGTGATGCCATATTGTTCCTCAAATCCGGGCTGGAAGATCAACTGCATGTTGTCGTCATTGTTGATCGTGATTTTGCCAGCGCCGGAGCCGCCCATGACAGCGCCGAAGCCGTGCATCAGCGCGTCCTGACCAAGACCCCACAAGCGAACAAACGGCTGGCCGTAGCTGTTGCAGGGAACCACCTTGGAGCCGATGGCAAACGACTGAGTGTGCTTTCCAGCCCACACGCCGCTGTCATAGGTGACGTTACCGAGGGTGGCAAGACGTGCGTCGCTCGTAGTAGCGCCGAGGTGAGACACGCCCGTAATGGTGTTGCCATTCGTGGTCGTGTAGGAGATCATGCCGAACTTGCCGGTGGTCTTGTCCTGAATCAGCGCATACTTCGTGGCGCTGGTTTCCTGCGTGATCTTCGTGACCTCGTGGGAGGTGAAGGCCGCGCCGGGGAAGAAGCGGAAGTAGAGATGATCCGTGAGGGCCGCAGCGGCAGCGGAAGCGCCGCCTTTGACAGTGCGAGCGGTGGTCTGCGTGAAGTCCAGCGCCTCGCCAAGGAAGGCCATCGGTTGAGCAAAGCAGCCTTGAGGGCCGTTCGCGGAATCGACCTCGACAGTCCAAGGAAGAACCGTGGAGCCGTTCCAGCTCGGGACGATGCCGGAGTACAGGTAGTTGCCTGCGCCGCGATCACCGGCCTGAGCCATGAGGGTCTGCCAGTTGTTGTCATTGCTCAGTTCATCGAGGCCGCGCTCGGGGGCTAGGATGACGTAGCGTTTCACCTCCTGCGCACCGGACTTGCCGACTGCGAAGGGCTTGGCCTGATTGTCAGCCAAACGGCCAGCCATGCGGCGGAACAGGGCGGAATCGGCGTAGTGCGAGCTGCGAAGACCTTCAATCGACGTGGCGGCACTGTTGGCATACACGCTATTGGAGGCACCGGCAGCGGCGCAAGCGCGGAGGATTTCGGCCTCCGTCATGGATTCACGCTCACGGGCAAACCAAGGAGCGAGTTTGCCACGGACACGGGTGTCAGCATCCTTGCCCACGACAGACTGAGCCGCAGAAACGCGGTTCAGGATCACGGATTTGTGATGGTTGCCGAACGTGAGGGCGAACATTGCGCCCTTGATGTTTTCGCCGCCCGATTTGCGGTCTGCTAACGCGCCCTGTTCACCAGGGCCGCCGAGTCCGGCTTCGACGTAAAAGTTTTTGGTGACGCCTTGAAGGTTCTTCAAGCTGGAGACAGTCGCGATGGCGCGACCACCGGCATTACCGGCCATGAGTTTGAAGAAGATGGAGCGAGCGAGGGAGTCGAGAATTGTCCCGGCTGCCCACTGTTGCTCTTGCGAGGATGTGCCCATGTTCGAGACGATTTGGGCGGTCGTGAATGCAGTAGCCATAATGGTGAGGTGTAAAAAAGGTGGAAACTAACGAGGGTGGATTGGATTTGGGTATGCCAAGACGCGGCTATGCCGATCCCAGCGGTTTTGCGGGCGCAAACGGGGCAGGCAGGCCAGAACGCGGCCATCGTGGGCCGGGTGCATGACATGACTCGGGGTGCCGTGGTGAACGGCTGCGTCAGGATCGACTCAGGAGAAGACTAATTGGCGTCCTCGATAGAGTAGAATGCCATACCTTGGGACGGTGCGCCTCCAAGGTTGCGATCCAGTGCCGCCAGAATTTCGGACGCATCTCCACCGGCAATCGCTTGAGAAAGCTGCTGCTGCTGGACTTGAGCCGGTTCAGTAGGTTGGACCATAACGCGGTGCTCGCTAGTCGGCGTGTAACCTCCAGGAATGGCAGACATGGATGCAGGCGCAGGGGCCGTGCTCTTGGCTGCCGTGGAGGGTGTCGCCTGTGGCGTGCGGGAGGAAGGTGAAGCAGCGGGCGCATTGGCCGCGTTGTTCATCTTGAAAGGTGTTCCTTTGAGTAAAAACTCGCCCGCGATTTGCGCAACAAGTTTCTGCTCATAGTCTTCATCGGCCAGGGCAGCGGCATCGGCTCGCACGTTGGCATTGTGAAGTTCAACGAATCGCTGGTGGAAAGGTGTCGTGGCGTCCCTGAGGTCTTCAAAGACGTTGGCAAGCGCCTGAAACTGCGCTTCTCCAGCTTGTGCGGCGGCGGAAACTTCCTCACGCTCCCGCAAGCTCTGCTCGAAGCGTTCGATGGCGCGGAGTTCCGCAAGGGCGGCAACTTTATCCTCGCGAAGGGCGATGACTTCGCGGTAGCGCACGTCGTCCATGACGGGATCAAGCGTCTCAAACTCTTCGCGGAGGGCTTGGATTTCGGCATTCAGCGCTTCAAGGGGTGTGACTGGCGCTTCTGGCGTCTCAGCCTCCAGGTCTGGTTGCGCGGCAGGAATGGTAGCCGATGGCACCATGAGGCCAAGTTGGCGATATGCTTCCTGTTCGGCTTCGCCTAAAGACATCGTTTTGCCTTCGGCCTGCGCAGAGCGGCGAATCTTGAAGGCGGTTTGCTCCACGGCATTTTGGGCCGTCACGCGCACGTCTTCACCGACGCGCCAGTTCTTCGCAAGATTCGGGTCGAGTTCCTTCGTGGGATCGAAAGGCGCGGGAGCCGCTGGAATCTCAGGGGCAGGCTCGGGAGTCGCAACGGGAGCGGGCGCTTGAAATTCCTCAATCGTAGTAGCCGCAGATTCGACTTTCGCCACGTCAACACCGCCATCAAGCGCAGCAATCATGGCTCCAATGTCGTTTGGATCAATTTCGGCGGCTGGCGTTGGGGTGGCGTCTGGCATGGTAAGTATTGGTTTCTCCAAACCTTACCGATGCAACTGGAATTTTCACAGTTATGCAACAGTTATGCAAGTGCGGCCAGGAGTAGGCCCGAAGAGGCAGTTTTGCCGCCGCTCCGCCATGTAATCCTCCTTGGTCATAGCTTTGTATAAGCCGGTAGTGATATTGTGGACAACCACGCAGTCGGCACGTTGCGCAACAGGAAGCGCCTCAATTATCTCCTTAGCTCTAGCTTCTTGGTGGCGCATCATCCACTCAATCAAACCCATTCCATATCGTTGCGGTTCTGCACCAGCAAACAGCGGATTCGTAGCCGCTGCTGCCTTTGCGACCTGCAAGGACGCTGGAACCTTCACGGGCGCGGCGGGTAGCGATTTAGCGGCAAATAGGCCGGTGATGGCCTTGAAGATGTTGCGGCGCTTCATGTGGCTGTATTTTTAGAAACGGTAATGAAATTGTGAGAGTCAAACGTCTTTCCGTCTTTGAGTGATTTGGTGAATGTCATTACCCAACCACTCGCAGCTTCACGAAAGCTAATTTCACGACGACCCGGAGTGTCCACTTCGATTGCTTTAGTGAGTGAAATCTCGCGAGTCGAGCCGTCATTGAAGGCAAGAGTTAAAGTGGCGGTCATGGCTTGACGATCTTGTAGGCGATGATGTCGGATGCTTTGTCACTGTGGTTCCAGCGGAAAAATCCAGCGTTACCCGTATCACCAAAATCATTTGCTCGATATTGAACTTGAACCGTCACGTTGCGATCAACCGGGCTGAACATGCCGCCCGGCCAGTCTATCCAGCCGTCGTTTTCGGGCTGTTTGGCCGTTTGAGGAATAATCTCGTCTAAAGCTGACTGTGATTTAGCTTCATACACTTTTCGCAGTTCTTCGCGGCCTGTTTTCCACGCTTGGAATGCCAGTTCGCTTGTGCCAGCAGACGCCATCTGCGCCGAGCTATACCAAGCATTGAAAGCCTCGCGCTCAGGGTCCACGGGAAACTTGTAGCCGACTGCATCTAGCACGGCTTTGGCGAAGGCTTCACGGGCGGGTTGCTCTTGTTCCCAGTATTCGGAAGAAGAGAATACCGTGAGATGCCAAGACCCTTTAAGGGACGGGTCGAAAAAGGCAGCCGCCGCTCCGATGTTGGCAAGTAGGGAGAGAGTATGAGGTGTGGTCGTTGTCATAGGCGGACACAATAACGCCTTAGACCCACTCGCGCAAGTCTAAGGCGTTAAGCAACCAGTTCGGACTGGCCAACGACCAGAAGTCCGCCCGAATGAGGTAATTAGTTTACGTCTGTGAACGTGCCGGAAGTGAAGAAAGCGCCCCAAGTAGTCGCGCTCAAGGCCACAAGTTCGATGGCGTTCCCGATGGTAGCCGCGCTCGAAATGGCATCCCCGGCGGCATTGGTGAGCGCGAGGATTTGCGTGCTGTCTGCCGGGTTAATGTCCACGTCCTGCGCGGCGGTGAGATAGACGCGGAATCGCATCCCCACCTGTGGAGCCGGGAGAGTCAGGACTATCGCGCCGGACGCTCCAGTGTTGATAAACGTGCTGCCGTAAAGCTGGTCTGCCGTCAGGGTCGCGGTAGTGGCCTGCGTGATGACACGTTGAACATGGTTTCGAGCCAAGATATGCCACGAGCTTTGCCCAGCTTGCAGGAAAACAGACTCGTTCGGGCTGGAGAGCGTAATCGTCGTGGTGCCGTCGATGGTTTCACTGCCGCTGCCGTCAATCGTGATGGCGTTTGCCGTGCTGTCGTTCTTCTGGATGCAGATGATCTGATTCGTCTGATTCGTCCCAGCGGGCAGGAGGCCGATGGTGAAGGCCGCCGAGGTGGCGTTGGCGAGCAGCGTATGGTCAGAGCGCGTCATTGTGTAGGCGGCACTGATGGCTTTGGCGTTAGCCTTGTAGGCAATGCCGGTGCCGTTCTGCGGATCGGTGATGTTGACGAGGCGCTGAGCGGGGGCGTGACTGCACCAAAGCAGGGCGGTGGTGAGCACGAGAGCAAACAGGGAGGCGAGGCGAGGGTATTTCATGGCGATTTTAGGATGGTTTCAGGGTGCGCTGGAGTATTCAGGAGCGGGGCGGAATGTCAAGCGCGGGGCATGTTCACGAAAACAGCGGGAATTTCGTGAACAAATGCGTGCTCACTGTCAGCACGTTCCCGTGCTTGCTGTCAAAGTAGCGCAAAAGCGCCCACATTGGGCGAATCGACTCCCTGAACCGGTCAGGGGAGTGACATTTGGAAAGTCCGCGCCGGTTGAGAGGACTTTTTTCCTGTTGACGATTCGAGGTGAAGCGGCATTATCGCGCTCACCAAATAGGTTTGCTCTGTGCGAAGGAGTAATCCGCTCCACTGGCAAACCCACTGAGGCCGACTTTTTCGCACAAGGTCGGCCTCTTTGTTTGCCGTTTTAGCGCCAACACTCTCACCTGAAAAGGAGGTCACTTGGCAAAGGTATTGAGAGTAGAGTTCAGCGGTGGCGTAATGTAAATCCGGCATAATCACGTCTAAACCGGGCCTCGCAAAAGGTTCGTAACGCACCGTCGCAAGCGGAGTTACTGGTTCAAGTCCAGTCCGCTGAACTCTACTCTCCGAAGGTTGAATTGAGCGGAAGCTATGATACACACCGCCATAGATAGGGGCTTACCCGCCACAGAATGCGTGCCGAACAGTTCGGAACACCACGCACCGCAAGCAGACGTTGTTACCTGCCCGCTCAATTCAGCCTTCAAATTCGGCGCATGGTGGATCGCAGTTCAGCCATGCAGAAGTCGCTACGGGAAACTGTAGGGCTGCGCTGAAAGCATTTGAGTCGTGTTCTACTGAGACAGCCGAGCGACGAGTTTTCAGCGGTGCGAAAGCATCAAAGCGATGATCCTGATTCCCGACGAAACAGACAGCTTGCAGTTACCCGGCAACGGGACTGCTTTGCTCCGAAGCCATCAAGCCCTCCGAAACATAACTCCAACGACCCATGACCACCGCCCAAACCGCCATCAAAGCCGCCCGCGAAGCCAGCGACCAGCTTGATTTGCTCCACGTCGAGAAAGCCAAACTGGAGCGCGAGCACGATGAAAAGCTCAAACTGCTCAACGAGCGCATTTCGATTGAGCGGGCGAGGCTTTCGACGCTTCTAGCCATCGCGGATAAGTAATTCACCCCACAACGACCACCATGAAAGAAGTCCAACTTGTCACCCTTGTTCAAACGTCACTCACGACTCGCGGAGATGGCGAATCCACCCCAATACGGCGCGTCATGCAATGGTGGACCCAAGAAGGTGAACTTGTCGCAGAAAATGACCCCTGCTCAGTAATCGTCACCGAAGAAAAACGCCGTGAAATTCATCGGCTTTTTAATGCCGCTGGCCTGAGCCTGGATACTTACGGATTTCTTATCGAAAACGTCGCGAAGATTTTAAGCTCAAAGTAACCCCACGACGACCATGCAAGACCAACAACCCCGAATGCTCCGCCTGACGCTCAAACGCCAGTGGTTCGACATGATCGCAAGCGGCGAGAAAAAGGAGGAATACCGCACGCCTGGAAAGTGGATTCTCTCGCGCCTTGAAGGCAAAGAATACGATTACGTCGAGTTTAAGAATGGTTACGGCCCCAATGTGCCAACTATGGTGGTTCAATACATAGGCTGGAAATACTCGCACGGGAAACGCGAATGGGGCGGTGGCTCGACTACGGGGGCGTTTGCCACGATCATGCTAGGCCGCGTCCTGTCTGTCAACAATTACGCGAAACTATGAACACGCCAGACATCCCTAAACCCTGGATGCCACTCCCAACACATCCGCAGGTATGAATAGCTCTCAACAACCGGAAATTTACCTGCTGCTGGCAGACCTTGATGGAACCATGCGCTCGGGCCAGGACCCGTTTGGAGTCGCGGTCACTAGCGAGGAGGAGGCTAAACGTTTTGTTCAAGGGGGTAATGTTGGCTACTCTCATTCGTATCAAAAGCTCCAAATCTTTGATAACATGGATGACGCTATCGCATTTCGGTATCCACGATATAAAAAACCATGAAAAACTGCGCCAACTGCATCCATTTTGGAACCCGCAAAGGCCACGCTGGCGTCGAGCTAGGCCATCTGTGCCTCGCACCCGTGACAACAGAACCGCCCAAAGATGGCGTCACACAAGCCAAGAACCCGTTTGTCTATGAGGCGACGGCGGAGGGGTGCTGTGAGATGTGGACTCCAGAACTGCCGGAGCAGCCAAGGCCACCTTTGAGCGACGAATTTAAAATGGCTCAAGAATACGCAAGATCGCATTTTGGTAGCGCGACAGCCTTTCGTGTTGGGATTGCATTTGCTGCGCTTGGATACCCAATGCCCACCTTGCCCTCGCTGCCTTATCCGCATGATTCAAAACTGGCTATTCATTTTGAAAAAGGATACAAACAGCATGCCATAAACGAGCGGTTGCGACAGGCTACCGAAGCCTGAAAAATCTAATCGCCGCCCAAATGAGCAGCGCAACCGCCGTGAACAGCAGCCCGCAAAACACCTGCAAGGACTCGTTGTAGATCGCGGCAATCATGGCGGTCCAACTTGAATGAGCCAGGGTGAAAGCGGAATGTGCGACGGTGCGACTTCGGCACTTGGGATGCGTAGAAGTAGCCGCATCCCGGCATCCGCCAGGAACTTGAACACGAACTCGGAGCAGAACCAGCGTCCATTCTCACGGGCCGGTGACTTGGTTACGAATCGAAGCACGCTCAGGTAGTCGTAGGGCATCCCGAGTTGCCCTTTGGCTTCGTAGTAGGCTTGTTCATACTGCTCATCTGACATGCTCGGGATCGCGAACCAGTCGATGTGACGAAGCTCTGTTTCAGTCAGGTTATGATGCTGAACGCCTCGAAACTCGCGGGATTCAATGACTCGATTTCGACTCCCCGGCACCAGCATGGCCGCATGGGAATAAACGCTTCGAGTCTGGCACTGGATCAACCACGACACGAGGCCGCGCCCCCGATAAAGGGCAATGCGCGGCTTCATGTTGGGTTCTTGCTGCATGGCTATTTACCGGAAGGCGCAGGAGCAATGAAGACTTGGCCGGTGGCCTTGATGATTTCGGCGTCCTCGGGTTTGATGACCTTCTTGGCAACGAGGATGTCGAGGCCGATTTGGCTAATCGTAACGACCTTTTGAGTGTCGGCAGGGTTCTGGCAGCTTGTCAGGCTGGCGACGGCGAGGATGGAGAGCAAGGTACGTTTCATGGTGTGTTCGTTAGGTTTGGAGTAAAGACTTTTGCTATTTTGCGTGCGTTCCCTCGACCCCGCGAGCCATGCGGTTCCGAGTGCGTTGCAGTAGCCACATTTGAGCTTCTTCGAGCTTTGTCAGCGCGAGGGCGTTTTCACGGCTCGCGAACTGCCCAGCTTGGAACGACTGGAGACGGTCTATAAGGATAGCCAGAAGCACCTCTTGAGTGATGCCGTTGACGCCAGCTTCCGCAATAGGCCCGTTTTGAAAGCTCAGAGTGACATGTACGGTGCCGTCTTTCGGATCGGTGCCGTTTGTCTCATCAAGATAGACCTGATAGACGTGGTTTGCGCCGCCTGATCCAGGTTCATCAAGAACAGCGATTTTGAGCTTATCGTTGGCTGGATTGACGCGGTGTGATGTAAGTTCTCTAGTCATTGTGTTGGGTTTGGGGTGGAAATCAAAAAGGCGCATCAAGCCACGGCAATAAATCGTGCCTAGTTGCATTTTTGACCGGCGCATTCATCGGAGCCTCAAAGATGTGCTGGCAGGCTCCAAGAGCCATAGTTGCGGCGAGAAAGGCGAGTTTCATGCGTGGCGACGACGTGGTAAGGTTTGAGGTGAAGATTGAAGGGCAAGCGGGCGAAGATCGGTCACAAAGCCCACCCAGCCAGAAACGCGGCCCTGAGAGTCGAGCAAAACGGATGCCTGGGCGTGAACCGGGATGATTTCGCCGTCCTTGGTTTGCCAACGGTAGCGCATGTTGAACGGCCTGTGCTCCTTGACGGCACTGGTCCATTCTTCATAAACAGCGTGCTTGTCTTCGTGGTGAATCGACTGCTTCCATTGGTCGCCCGCAAGTTCTGAGAGCTGGAATCCGAGCATTTCCCGGTACATGACGTTGACGTGAATACACATCCCAAGGCTGTCAGACTGCCAAACGGCCAGCGAAAGCGTGTCCCATGTCGCCCGAGCAAGGCCGATTGTAGTGTGGAGATCGTGCCGGAGCGATTGCAGACTGGCGCGAATCTCCGCGTTCTCGGCTTTCAACTCCGCGATTCGCTGTGGAGCTTTGATGCCGTTCCAAAGCCATTTGAAGAATGCGCCAAGGCTGTGACGCCAAAGCCACACGAGGCCCGCTGCGATTGCGCCCCCGAGGGCAATCCAGTCGTTCATTTCACCCGGCTCAAGAACTCGCTCTTGGCTAGGCTCGATGGGGATAAAATGGCGTGTGGCAGTTGTCATGCGGGAGGGTCAAAAAGGTCGAGAGCGATGAGGGCGGACCAGTCATCGGGGATAAATTCTGGCGGCAGCTTGAGTTTCAATCCTTCCGGCAGGCCAAGATCGACATCGTGGTCAAGGCTGGTGAGTTCAGCGGTGAACTTCGGCACGTTCTCGGGCGGGATGTTGTATTGCCCCGGTTGATCTTCAACAGGCGTGCCGAGTTCCAGCAAGACTTTGTCGCGCACTTCATTGAAAGACTGCGCCTCGGCAGCAAAAACCTTGTCGAATTTTGCCAGCCAGTAGCCGGTGAGAGCCGGAGAACGGACAGCCAAGACTCGCTTGAACGAGTCCTGAAACGCAGGAGATACAATGGCGGAGAGGCGGATGGTCATCGTGGCGGGGAAAGGAGGGCTGCCTCGGCTGCGGCAATGGCGGCAGCTTGCTTGTTGGGTGGCGCAAGAGAGACGGCCTTACCGACTCGCATGAGGTCTTCGTTTTGAGCGAGGGCTGCGCGGATCGCTGCTTCCTTCTCGTCCGCGTAGGCATCGAGACGCACACCGAGGAGGTCGGCGGCGAACTCATCTTCCGTCATAGGTGCCGCGTTTGGGTTTGAGGTGTTACGGGAGGCTGTGCCATAAGCAAGCCCTTCGAGTTGGCGAGGAGTGAGGGTGATGTTCATAGGATCAGATGATGCAGGGGATACGATAGGCTTGGCCTGTTGAGTCTTGGAGAACAATCGTGGCATTGGTTAAGGCTGCTTCAACGCCCGGTGTGAGTCCGGTTGTAGCCGCGTTACCAAGTCTGAGGGCGACACCACTGGAGAGAGTCACCAGCGTTGAGTTGGTAATCTGCATCACCGTGACAGGAGAAGTGTTGACTGTGCTGCCAGAAGCCGCTGCCGCATGGCTGCGGAAGTTGAGCACGCCCGCGATGCCGGTGCCAGTGCCGCGACCAGCGGAGATGTTGAGGATGCCACCTGTGATGTTGGTGCCAAGGCCGTCGCAGCCTGAAAGCGTTTGCTCGACTGGAGACGCTGCTGCCGTGCCAAGGCCGAGCCATGCCGCCGCTCGACGGCGAATCATCAAATCCGCAGATGAGTTGGCAAAGGTATCGCCACCGAACGCATAATAGCCGTTATTGGCGACGATTGCGCCGATTGTATCAATAGCAAATTTGCTTGCGAACTTGTTGTTCGACATGCCGAACCAGAAAGAAGATGAGGCCGTGTATTCACCGCAGAACAGACCCGCCCCGATTTGGATCGCTGCGCTTGCCTGAGCATCGGCCACGGGAGCGAGCACAGCGAAGATGTTGGCTGCGCCCGTGGTAGTCCCGAGAAAACGAGCCAGTGCCGTCGTGGAGCCTGCTGCCGTCGTGGTCATCGCCACACGCAGGACGCTGGGATTGCCGCTGGTATTCAGGGTGCCCGCGATGTCAAAGGCGTTCGTGGCATTGCTTCCCGTGAGCGAGTAGCCCGTGGAGGAGAAAACGCCTGTGTTGGCTGCGCCTTGGGTGATCGCCAACGCGCCCGTCATGGTGTCGCCATCAAGGCGGACCATGCCAGCGGTCCAAGCGGAGCCGTTGTGGAGTTGCAGGCGTGCGGCGGTCGTGTTCCAGATAGCCATGCCCGCCTGTGGCGACGCGATGGCGTCACGCTGAACGGTGGTGAGGTTGTTCAGCCGAATCCCGGCATGCGTGGTGCCGCTAAAATTGATTAGTCCAGTAAAAGTATCCCCCGTGGCAGTAGCCTTTAAACTTAACGCTGTCATCATATCCGCGTTTAAGTCGGTCGTGTTGGCGATGCTGCCATTTGTGGCGATGCCACCTCCAGAGCTGCCAAGTTTAATATCAAGAGAGCCAGTCATAGTGTTAGCGGGTCAGGATTTCGTAGCCGACGCCGGATGTAATGGCTCCGCCGCTGTTTTGGTAAATGAACACGCCAAGCTCGCTCGTGAGGGGGCGCGAAAAGTAATGCGTGACGTAATTGGGTGCCGCAGTCGTTCCACCAGGGAGCGGAATACCGAGCGTGGCACCACTTGCACCAGCAGCGCCACCCATGCGGAAGCGTAAATCGGCGGCGTTTTCATTCCAGAGAATGAATCCTGCCGCATTGGTTGGCGCAGTAAATGCCTGCGTGCTAGCGGCGTTAGTAAGAGAAGCGACGGCGGGCATAGTGGGGAAGAGTTGGCGGATTATGAGGGTTGAGCGGGAAAAGTCAAACGGAGGTAGGAGCGGGAGTTTCCGCAAAAGCGGACAAATCCTTGTGGAGGGACTTGGCATCGCGCCAACGGGAGATGTGAACGGCCATTTTTGCGAGGTCATTCAGCGGGGTTAGCTTGTCATCAAACAGTACGTTCTCGGCATCTTCGATAAGCCCCGTTAAATAGCCTTTCTCGCCAAGCATGACACGTTGGAAAGCCGGGGAAGAGCAAAGGCTGGTGAGTTCCGCGATTCGTGCCGCTGCTTCGCGATTATGCCGCTCCTGCTGCTGCTTGAGGGCTTCCTGCTTTTTGGCGATTTCGTTGTGGTCTTCCATGATTATGCGACGGGTTCTTGTTGTGCGGGCATCATCTCACCGCCTGCATCTGGAGGTAGCGGTTGACCATCCGGGCCAACGGGCGGCATCATGGCAGCTTCCATCTCAGCCATTGCATCGTCAATCTTCTCCAGTGCTCCGGCTGGGTCGTTGTGGTCGAGAGCTTGCAACATGCCCAAATAGCTATCATTCTGAGCCTTGCGAAGTGGCGCAGGTAACTTGGAATACTCATCAAGGAGCACTTTTACGTTTTGCTGCGTGGCTATGATCTGCGTGCTTCGCGACTTTGTGCGGACCACTTTGATAGCCGAGCGGGCTTTCCGTCCCTTGAGTCCGGCGAGCATCTGCATGACGAGCGTAGATTCCTTCACGGGCGCTGGCACGACGGCAACCGGCATAGCAGGATCGCCAGCCATTTCAGGCGCAACGGGCATCGGTTGCGGTTCCGGCTGAACGACGGCCCCGGCCAGCAACTCCTCAAGCTGGAGAAGGTCAGGATTGCGAACTTCAAGTTCCGTCCATGTTTCGAGAAGATCGTCAATTCCCTTCGTGATTTCGTCCTCCAAGTCGTCGTTCGCAATGGTCTTGGTCTTGTCGAGGATTTGCAGGCCGCCGAGAGTTTGAGCGGCATCAAGATTGGATGCCTCCGCCTCGCCCGGTGTGAGCATGCCGCCGCGTGATGTGAGGGCTTGCATGTTCTTTTCTAGGCAGCTTTCGATTTCCCGCGTTTGTGCCTGCACAGTAATGACTTCCAGAACGTCTTTGCCGGTGGCGTTACCAACTCTGCGGAATGCGGATGGACTGCGGAAAGACAGCGGAATCCCCGCTTTGCCCTCTTCGGTCATGTTGGGGTTTTCGAGAAGAATGTTGCCGCTCTTGGCTTTTTCGATGGAGAGGCGGCAAAGATCGCCGTCCACTTCTTCGCAAAGGTCCATGTGCTCCTCGAAGTGCCCCGTTCCCCACCAACGGCCCTCGACTTGGCGAGTCCTGATGCAGCCGTAAGGGTGCTTTCGCCCTTCGCCAAGGTTGAGTTCGTCCACTGGCCCATACCAGACCGGCCAAGCGTTTTCGACATCAAGGAGCATCATCAAATCCTGACGGCGACGTTTCCCGGAGGCGATTTTGACGGATGCGCCCGATTCGTCCATGGATGGGTCCCAGCGGAACCAAAATTCAGCGTAGTGATTGCGGCCTAGTGCGCCAGGGTCGGTGACTTCCTGCTTCCCTTCCTGCAATTCGCCTTTCACAAGCTGCGGCTGCAAGTGCTCCGTCTTGGCTCCCATGCTGCTCCCTTGGTGGAATTGGTCGTAGTATTCCTGCGCGGCTGGTGTCAGGAGATGATTCGGCAGCGTGTCGAAAAGGTCATCTACCTTCATTTCATACTCGTGGCCCTTCACTTCGGCGGCATCGAGGCTCTTGGCGTAGATGCTGGCAAAGAAATCACCCCAGAACGGGAAAGTCAGGTCGCATCCGCTTGGTTGCGCGGTGGTGATGAGCATTTCATAGGCTTGGTCACTGAGCGGGTAAGGCGTTCTCGCCACTTGGCGGATAACCTTCGGATCGCGCATCAAGAACTCACGAGTCGGATCGTCCGGCAAAACAAGCCAAAGGTCGAACTCTGTCACGACCTCACCCCGGCTGTCTTTCACGACTTTGCGCTCGCCGTCCAGCATCACGCGAGCTTTCCGCAGGACTCGCTCGGTCGTGCGGTTTGGAACGGCTCGATAAATGGACTCGCCACGAATCAGCGTTGCCCGGATGCCGTCATTGACGATCATCTCGTCAAGGCGCTGGTCGGCGGCTCGCATCTGGAAATATCGCTCGGATGGCTTCAAAGCAGGGTGCCCGTCCTCTACTCCCTCGGGAGCGACGGCAAACCATCGGCCCGTATAGTCGCGGGACATGCGAGCCTTGTTTTGGTTCGTGAAAACCTTGCACATATTCCACGTCAAATTCCTATTACGAAACACATTCGTGCTAGGATCGCTAAGTCGATCACGGTAATCGTTGTTATATCGCGCCGTGGCGATAGCTCTTCGCCACATCCATGAATCTCTTGTATATTGGCCTGGTCCAATATGACCTCGCTCTAGTTTGATAGCAGCAAGGGAGTTGACACAAAAAGCAATCAGCTCTTGCTCTCGGGCACCTGATAGCCTGAGACTTGACTGCACGATTACTTTAGGTTCTGACATAACGGTTGATCCTTGAAAAGGCTGGTTTATTTTGGGTGCATCGCCGTCCTCGTCAAAGGAGCGGCGATGCTAACCTCAATCCATGCACTACCATGAACGAAGCTACTCAAACCGTGCCACGCGCACCCAAGGAAATCAAGTTTACTGAGAAGAATCTCAGGAACTTCTGGAAGAAAGTGAATAAAAACGGCCCCACGATGCCGCACATGAAAACACCATGTTGGCCTTGGGTGGCTTTCAGAAAGAAATGCGGATACGGCAGATTTCTTTTAAAAGGCAAATCGTTCTTAGCTCATCGCATCGCGTGGACGCTTACAAACGGCCAAATCCCACACGACGGCAGCTATCACGGCCTTTGCGTCTGCCACCGCTGCGATAATCCTTCATGCGTGAATCCGGCGCATTTATTTCTCGGGACGCATAAGGACAATATGGCTGATATGGCAGTCAAGGGTCGCAAGGTGGTAGCTCGCGGCGATAATCACCCCGCTCGCTTACATCCTGAGCGCCTAGCTCGCGGAAGCAAGCATGGCTCCCATCTGCACCCTGAAAGATGGTCACGCGGCAACAATCATTACACTCGGCTCCATCCTGAACTCGTGCTACGAGGGGAGGCGCAAGGGAGTTCAAAACTTACCGCATCTCAAGTTATCGAGATTCGCGCACTCCATGCAACTGGTAAAACGACGTATCCTAAACTCGGTGCGCAGTTCGGCGTGGACCGCTCGCTTATTGGCCTCATCGTTCGCCGCAAAATCTGGAAGCACATTTAAGGCGCTGTTCATTTGCCGCCGTAGTTCAGGCGTTTTCGCGCTTCAATAAGTCGTGCCTTCGCCCTCTCGGCTGCATCGTCTTTCATCGGAACGGGGCGCGGTGGAGTGCTTGGAACTGGCATCGAAGGCGCTGGCGACGGCCTCGCGGAAGGTGTCGAAGGCGCTGCGGCTGGCGTTGTGGTGCCGAAACGCTCCTCGCGGCCCATGGAGCCGCGCACGGACTTGATGGCGTTGGTCCGAACCTCTTTGATCGCGTCGATCATCTGCGGCGTGACCGGCTTACCTGGACGCCAACCAGCCGCCATTAGTTTTCTCCCGGCGTAGTCGGAAAACTTCTGGCCGATTTCCTGTTCAAACTTAGTGATTTTGGCCGGGTCTTTGAGGGGAACCTGCTGCATCTTGCCGTCCACTTTCGGGCCGTAAACGTAAAGGTCTGCTTTCGTGAGCGGGTCGGGATTCCATTGCTGGTCCGGGTTGGTGGCGTTCCACTTTTTAAGCGCGGCGTCAAAAAGTTCCGTGCTGGCCTTGGATGCCACCGGGAACAGAACGCGAGTGACGGCATTTCCGCCTCGCTGCACTGGCTGCCCGGCCTCGTTGACTTTGGGCTGACCAATGCCGAGCGAGCGGGAAAGCTCCGATTCGGCCTTTTTAGCGTCGGCGATTTCGTCTTGGCTGAGACGGTAGGGCTGGCGGATTAAATTCGGGATCGCGCCATTCATCAGGTTTTTCATCAAAAGCTCTTTAGCCGAGAAGTTTTTACTCCCAGCATCTTCATAAAATTGCATAATACCCGAAATGCCTTGCAGGAATGTCTTTTCCTTCGCCTGAGCGAGGACGTGCCGCATCATGGAACCGGCGAGCTTGTCGGTGGTGCGGTTTTCGGGCTGGAAGCGGGTCCACTCTTTGAACTCGCGAGCACCGTCAACAAGCGTTGAGAGAGCCAGCGCGATAGGTTCATAGCGCCCATAGGCAAATTGAATGGGTTTATCCAGTTTTTCGCCCGTGAGCGGGTTTTTGCGGATGATGATAAGGTTTGAGCCGCCCTCTTGCCGGAGCTGGGAGGCGCGTTCACCAGCATTTGCGACACCAAACGGGCGAGAGCCTGTGATTTCGATAGCCTTTTGGTTGTCGTCGTCGTCACCCTCAGACATTCCCATGACGATGAACCAAAGAGCCGTCGCCATGACGGATTCGGACACGTCTTTGACCATCGCGCCTTCGCGGTAGGATCGGAACTCGTTGTTATTGCCCTTGATGGCGTAGTAACCCGACTTGCCGAGGCGATAGAGCAGCATTCCGGCGCTTCCGCCTGCTTTGCGGATACCAGCGCGGTAAATGTTGGTCGGCGTGCGGACGAAGGGGAGCAGGTAGCGCATGAGGCCACCCACGAATTTAGCCCGCTTGAGCGCATTCGTGACGCCTTCAACGGCCTTCGTGATGTCGTTTTCGTCCTGGAACGTGAGTTCAGTAGCCTTCTCAAAGGCGTGCTGCCACGACTCGGAGCCGTGCGTTGCAATCTGAGACGCCATGAAGTTTGTCAGAGCCGCGCCTGCCAAGCCCTGTTTTTTGCCGAGTCGATACGCCATAGCGGCGCTTTCGGCGTGCATGATGAGCGTCTTAGCAAAAGCATCCTGGGCGACAAGGAAACGGCCTGGAACGCGGACGATACGGCCCAAGGTGCCGCCGAAAGAAGGACGGATGCCGCCCACCTTGTCGAGGTTGCCGCCTTGGAACATGACCGTGACGGGCTTATCGAGATATTGGTGCTCTACCGGGTCAGCCTCCGTGTCCCATGCGAGCGCAAAGTTGCGCAAGGCTGGCATGATGCCTTTGTAGAAACCGGCCCAAACGTGCCTAAACTCTCCAAACTGCGGAGCGTTGGGATTGCGGATTGCCACATTTGTGGTCGCTTCCGCGAACCACTGCGGCCCGTAGGCCCATGCGGTTGAGAGCAGGTTAGAAGCCGTGTTGACGACGTGCGTTTGAGGGCCGGACAAAATGCCGTTGATCCAGTATTCATAAGCCTTGTCGAGCTTGGTAGCCTCGCGGGTGGAAAGCTCGCGGGCGACACGATAGACCTGCTTCCAATCGGCGGCATTATAGGGCACAAACACCTTTTGGGTCTTTTTGCCGTATGTCCATGTAGCCTCATGGAGCCAGTTGGAATTTCGCTGCGATTTCGTTGGGATTGCGGTATTAAGAATGGACTGCACTGCTTCCGCTACTTCTTGGGCGCTGGCGTTTCGCTTCTTAGCCCTCGTGTTTGCAAGGTCTTCGGCAAGATTGCGCCGTTTGCCGCTCGGAGTTGCCCGCAAGGCATCGTCCATCTCGCTAATGATGCGCTTACCCCACTGGATGAACTTGCTGAACGTGTTACCTTTGCCGACTTCCTTGGAAACGGCCTGCTTCGCTACGACGTTGCGGAAGTGCTCTGCTGTGTTGCTTACTTCGGCGACCGAAAGCCCGGTTTCCTTCGCGATAGCGTTGTCGGAGTAGCCGCGAACGCTCATTTCGATGGCCTTTTTGTGAGCCGCCGACTGCTGGGACAGGTGAACACGGGCGAGGCCAAGAATAGCCTCCTGCATGGCGAAACGGTCATCCACGGACAAGAACAGGTCCGTTTGAGTCAGGCCGTTGCGCTTCAAGATGGCGTCCACCTTGGCGTCATCCTCGCGGGCGAGTTCTTCCATGACCTCGTTTTGATCCTTGCGAGCCTGGGCTTTCTCAAGCTCACGCTGGGCACGTTCGCGTTGAAGCGTGTCTTGTGTCGAGGCGAGGCGGCGCTTGAGTTCCTTGATGGCCGCGAGCTTTTCGGCTCCTGACCACACGTTGACGAGTCTTTCACGCACCGTCTTGGAACTTGGCGAGAGGATATTCCGCATTGCGTTATCAAGGCGCTGTTGCGGCGTCTCGACCTTATCGACACGAGAGCCGAGCTTGCGGGCTGTCTCGCTGGCCTCGCGCATATCGGCCATAAAGAGCAGTTTGGCCTTTGTGCGGCTGGCAGGATTGTCGTTGCCGTCGATCCAGAGCACGCGGGCAATCATGCGGCGGGCAATGTCTTCCTCAAGCGAGAGGACGATTCCCTCGCGCATCTTGCCGACGATTTGGTTATAGAGGCGGTCAAAGCCTGCCTGTTCGGCAATTACCTCGTCAACGGCGGCTTCGATCTTCTGGTAAGAGGCCGTTTCGAGTTCCTTGTCCTCGTAGGTCTGGCTCAGTTTGTCCCATGCGTCACGCGCACCGGGCAGGTTGGATGCCTGATTGGCGACGTTGCGGCGTGGTTTCTTGCCAGTGTCGCCCTCTTTGACGGTCGGAGTGGCAAAAAGCGCCTGTCCTGCATCAACGCTAGTCCGCATTTGCGGCGTGATGTCCACGCGCCAGATGGGGGTGGTTTTAAAATCACCATCGCGAGGAATTGCAGCTAGCTTGTCCGCTTCGCTCATTGCGTAAAATTCATCGCGTGAAGTTAGCGCGTCGGGATCGACGTATTCAAGCCATGCCGAATAACTACTGACGTATTTTTTCAGGCTTTCTAAATCCTCAATCTCACCATTCACCACGCCCGCGCCCCACTGCTTCACATACTTGCCAATTTCTTTCGGCAGGATGGTATCGTAGAAGCCCTTCATGCCTTGGCCGCCGACTTTCAATTCGTCGCCAGAATAGACGCGGTATCCCATTCCTGGCATATCCGCGATGGCCTTCTCTGCTAACTCCTTGCCCACGGTGTCTGCTAGCTTGGAGTCAGATAATCCAGCTTGTGAAACAGTTTCGGAGCCGCCCTTAATCCCGATTACCGACCATAGCCCGTCTTGTTGCTTGCGGATATTGAGAGAATCAACCTGCTTACTGAGGTCAAACCGCTCTGCCTGCGTCTCGCCCGTCGTCCAGCCGATCCACTGCTTGCCAGCGGCCACCGCGTCCGCGAGGGCACGCTTGAACATCTGGAGCGGCCAGGTGGTGCGGAATGGGGCGTCAGGGATTCGAGCATTCGCAATGTTGTCCAATTTGGACGCCCAATCTTTAGCATATTCAATAGCCTCGTTTTCCGTGTTTTGAGTAGAAATTGGCTTGCCCGTTGATTTTCTAATAACTACCCAATCGCCAATAAATTGATTGTTGGATGGCTCATATTTAATCTCGAAAGTATCATTATAATCAACTTCGCCCTGATACCCCTTCTTCCGCCCTGCCTGATGGCGGTCGCTCTGGATTTCCTCGATGAACGTCCCGGCCTGGCCCTCGGCGTCCGTGCGGTCGTTCACCCGCATGTGGGCGACGTAGTTCGGCACGTCGGGGAAGTGGCTGGAGGTGTATTCAGGTGGTTCGTTGTAGGCTTCAGCAGGCGTTTCCGTGATGATTTGGAGGCGCTGCGCTTCCGACAAATCGGCCCATTTGGGTTCACCTCCTCGGCGAACAAAGGTTTCGTAATAAGCGGCTGCCGCATCCGACATCCCACGCCTCGCTATCGGCATCGCCAGCACCACCTCGCGGTAGTTCTCGCCGCCTGAGAGTTGGTATTGGGAGAATTTGGTGTCCGTAACTTCGGCTTTGTCGTCACGCATGCGGATCAACCGTTCATGCTCGTTTTTCAAACGGGTGATTTCTGGTCCGTTGCGGACTTCGGTAGGCCATTTACTGCGATCTTCTCCATAAACATTGGCTGCGTCTTCTCGGTAGATTCGCATTTGACGCGTCACTTCGTTAATTTGACGAACAAGTTCAGGGTCATACCGATTTCCTAGCTTTCCCCCCATCCGCACCTCCTCCAGCCTCACCGCGCCATCCGTCGCCAGATATTCCAGCACAGCCTGCTTGGTGATCGGTGACGCCTGCGCCTCAATCCACGGCAGAATCCCGCTCCATTTCAGTTCCTCGGCCTTGATGCCGGTCTGCGGATTGGTGATGAGGCCCTTGATCGTCGCCACGTCGGCGCGATTTGGCATCTTTTGCTCGATAACTTGCGCCAGTTTGGAGTAGAAGGGTTCATTTCGGACAGTTGGGCTGGCCTGCAACGGCTCCTCTACGCCATCGGCGCGGGAGGATTCAGGGTTGCCAAAATACTTCTCCTCGACCAGTTCATTGAGTTCTGGAAAGAACGTGTCCGATAGATCAAGCCATGAAACATCGCCTGAATTTATCTTCTCCACATCAAACTCGATGTCGGCGTGCGTAGCGGCGGAGTCGGTGGCTTCGTGATCAGAAACGCGAACATCAAAAGTCACGGTTAGTTTGCCAGTGTCTTCATCACGGTCCCAAGACAACCCTTCCCGATCTGCCCACACCTCAGCGTTTGGCCCTTGTTCCGTAGGTTCTGCCAAAACTGTGAAATAGGTCGAATTGGAGATGCGGCTGCGTCCTGTCTTGATAATTTTGGCACGACTGAATGCAGAATGATAGGTGTCGCCACGCTGCCAGCCGCGACTCTTAACGCGATCAAGGAAATTGCGGAAGTAACCGGCGGCAATACGGTTTTGCTCTTTGGTGTCTTCTGCTTCTTGGGCAGCTAAGAACTTTGGATTCTCGTAAATCGGCACCTCCGCCTCAGAAAGACCGCCCGGTGAAGATTGCAACGGCTCCTTAGTCGCGGCCCACTCTTCTAAGATCGTTTCCGGCGTCTCGGTAGCATTTTCGGCAGCATCCATGATTTCCGCGTCCGTGATAGGCGCGAGGGTCATTTTGCCGTCTTGGATCGTCACAAGGGGCGCATAGACGCCGCTTTGAACCGCCTGCATGAACTCTTGGCGTGTCAGGTCTGGATTCTTCGACTTCGCGGCAGCATAGACGGCGCTGACTCGTGGCGTGTCGCCTTGCTGGCGTTTGGCGGTCACGAAAGCGGCGTGGAGGTCTGGAATGGAGACTTTGGGGGCGGCAGGGGTGGCTTGGATGGGTGCCACCTTGCGGCTTTCGGCGGAAGGCAGGCTTTTTGCCAAATCCTTTGCATTGCGCACCATTACCTCGCGGCCTGACACGTTGCCGGTAATGCTGTGCCAGCGGTTCCACTCATCCACAAACGACCGCGCCTGTTCAGTAACTTCATCGGACTTGCCGAGTTTCGAGAACATTCCAGCCAGTCGATTTGTGAGTTGCGAGTTTGTCGTCCGTTTGGTCGCTATAACGTCAAACACATTGCCTGTTGATGTCCTAAACGTGGCCGAGAACTCCGTGAAGTCCTTTTTGATGCTGTCCATGAACTCCTGTTGAACATCGGAAGGCTTTTCCTCGCGGCTTTCTGGTTCTGCGGCCTCATTGACTCCACGCCAATAAATTCCCCCTCCAGACTTTTCCATCACAACCTCAAATAATGCCAAGTTTGGCCCTGACAAAGTGGACAGAATAGAATCATCGCCCTTCTTGCGGCCAAGTTTTCTATCTGTTCCCCGCTCGATCCACTCGCCGTCAGAATTGCGCGTGACAATGATGCCGCTTGGCGATGTGCGATAGGTGCGGGCATATTCGGACTGCCTGTATTTATCGGCGGCGGCCTTCGATCTGGCGTTTTCGGCGGCATCTCGACTGGCTGTCTCCTCAACGATTTTCGCCATGACCTGCCTCCCTTCGTCTCGCGGCATGATGGCAGTTTTTCCTTCGGTGTCCATTTTAGCCAACGCCAGTGATTCGCGGTCTGCGGCTTGATTTGTGGAGTTGCGTTTTTCCACATAGACGGACGGATCGCCATTCAGGCGGTGAAAATAGACCGCACGGTTGAAGTCGCCCGTTTTAGCACGCTCTTTTGCCACTGCTGCTTCAAGAGTCTCCATCATCGTTGTTTGCGCTGATGTAGGCGGAATAATTTCCGTTTCGGGTTCTGCGGCCATCTCGGGGGATTCGGGCGCGGGGGAGGCCCACTTCTCAAGTCTGACAGCCAGTTCGTCGGCGTTCAGTTGCCAGAACTTCGCATCCATCTCCAAGGCGCGGCGCATGCGGGACGCTGATGCGGCAATGTTGCGGTTGTAATCTGGCCCTTTGCGCTCGTATGGCGCGGCCATGGCGAGCAATTCCTGTGGTGTCTTGCCTGCAAGTGTCGTGTCAGCCTGGGTTTTGAGGCTTGCGGCTTGCGGCGTATCTTCCGCAGCAATAGGGGGGACGGTTTCAACCTTCGTATCCCTTTCCGGCATCGTCGGCTCTACGACCTGCGCCTTGACGCGCATGATGACAACCTCTGCATCTGGCGAGGTGAGCATGATTGGCCCCTCTCCGCGCTCTGTGCCGCTCTTGATGGCAACTTTCTCGTGTCCAAGTGCGCGAAAACCTGCCAGCGCATCCATGACGAGTTCAGCGTCAAACGAGCCGACCGCCTCGCCGCCTTCTTGAATGTTGTGCTCGTAGGTTTCGAGGTTCTGGTTGTTCAAGACTTGGCTCTTAACTCCAAGAGAGCCGTCCTGATTGATGGAAATGGCGACGTAAGGCGTCACGTCCTCGCCTTTGCCCCTAGCAGCCTTGAAATTGACATCACGAGCAAGAGAACTGGCCTGCTTGAGGATTTGCCACAAGCGCCCCGTGTCGATGCCTTTGTGAATCACTGGAATATCGGCAGGAACCACGGCTTTCCAGCCTGGAGGGAATTTCCCAAGTTTTTCATTCTCGGACTGGAGGCCGAGCTTGTTGCCCTTGGTGTTGAACAACATCGGATCGTCTGCCTTGCCAAACCCTTCAAAGGGAATCGTGAATAGCATCTTTCCATTGGTGGCGACAAGCACATCACCAAAGTCTGCTACCTGCATGATTGTTTGGCGCGTTTCGTCAGTGCTGGCAAACATGCCCGCCACCTTTACAACGTCTGCCTTGCCAAGTTTGCCGCTTTTGAGTGTCGGGATACCAGACTGGCGAATAGGATTCAGGGTCGGCGCGTCTGCCGATGGCGTTGTTGTCGGAAAACTCTTGGCAATCTTGGCAAAATTCTGGAGCGTCTTCTTGTCGTTCCAAAGGGTAAAAGTGCCGTCGCCTGGAATCTCGATCACCACCTTGCTTTCAGATGGAACGCTGGCGCGCACAGCCGCTTCAATATCGACTTTTTTGGCTTTGGGGTCGAGATTGTATTTCTCGCGCAGTTTCGCCATTGCTATCCCGACATTTGGCGTGGTCGATTTGTCGCTAAGGCCCATCAGTTCAACCAAGTCTTTGCGAACGTCGCCAAGTTTGGCCTCGTCCGGCGCTGCCGCAATAGCATCGTCCAGTTTTTCGAGAAGATAGGTCTTCATGGCCCGCAACGCCTTTGTGTCGGCGGGCTTCTTTTCCTTCACAGGCTCCGGCATCGCCTCTTCCTTGGCTACGGCGGCAGCTTGGGGCGGTGTGAGGTCTGGCAGGGCGGCTAGTTGCGTGGAAACTTTGTCTTTTTCCGTTCCCATGCCTTTTCGCAGAGTGTAGCGAAGGGCTTCGCGCAACTCGTTGTAAATCTTCTGGTGTGGGGTGTTGAAAATTAGCTGCCCGTCTGCGGTCTTGGCTCCGACATCTTGCACTAGCTGCATCACGGCCTCCGTGTCGGCCTGATTGACAGCCAAGCGGATTACACGTTGCGGCATGTCCACGCGGCTTTGTTGGCTAGCGTTCATACCTAGCCACTCGCCAACGAATTGAGCCAGCGGCGAGGCGTAAGGCTCGGACTTGGTTTCTGCTGCGGCTGGCTCGGTATCATTTGATACCTCGCGGGTGGTTTCTGACTCGGTGAACGCGGCCTTGATTTTTGCAAAGTCCACATTGCCGTTTTCAGGGTTCATTGCCCCCAACTTGGTCAATCCTTGCTGCCACTTCGGAGACATGCCGCCTTCAAACTTGGCAGTCTTGCCGCTAATGAAGTCAGCCAGCTTTGCAGTGTTGTAGGCATTGGCAAACTCGTCTCCAAATATTTCGTTGATCCACGCTACCGCCTTAGAGTCGGCATTGGCAATTAGAGAGCGATCAGATGCCAGTTTATCAGCCTCTTTAGATGCTTGGCTCGATTCCCTTGCCTGTGACTCAGACTCGAAAATAACCGTCTGGAGCATCCTGAGGGCATCAGAATCCATGATGGTGAGTTCCGACTGCAAACGCTCGCCCTTCTGGTTCATGCGCGACGGCTTTAGACCTGCGTCAGTAAATGCGGTGTGCATCATGTCGCGCTCGTCAATCGTCCAACGGGTGTTGAAGCCCGGCTTCACTAAACGATCCTTGCGAAGCGTCCATGTTTTGCCATAGCCATCCATCAACGCGACGATTTTTGCGCGGAGTTTAGCAAAGTTTTCTTCGTAGGCTGCATTAAGTCGTTTCCGTGCTGCCGCATTCGCGTCCTCGGTGGAAACTTCTTCATCCTCCTCTTTCACGAGCATTTGACTGTCACCAAACGGAACACCGTTCAAAACCTGCTGGTCGGTGAGCTTACTGATGCTGTAGAGGCCATAGAGCGAGTCGCCAATCTTGAACAATCCTGGTAGAACCTTCGTCACGGGCGCATTGCCCCCGTAGTAGGCGCGAAACCACTTGGAAACCATTTCCTCTGTCACGGGAATGTTCGCCTCTGCGGTTGCGGGCGTGTCGGCTTTGGCTTTCGATTTGGTAACTACATCCAGCGCAGCCTTAATGTCGTCGGGGTGCTCCGTAACAAGAATAGCATCAATCTTCGCCGATGACGGTTGGCGCAAGAGTTCCTTATTGAGTTGCGAAAGCTGATTGGCGCTCAGTTTATCGAGACGATCTTTGTTGTTGACTGTCAAGGCGTCGAGTCGTGCGCTTTCCTCGTCGGAGATGATGCCGGTTGGCGGCTGATTGGCCCCTAGAAACTCAATGGCGCGTTGCAGCGTCTCGAATGGCATTCCGCCGACAAGCTCTGCGCCGGATGGCGTGTCATAGGCATGGAAGATGGGGCTGCCGCGAATACCAGTCTTCTCAACGATCACGAACTTGGCATCTCGATACGCTTCGGTAGCGCCTCTCTTGATGGCCCTGGACAACTCGGTTGATTTGCCTTCGTCCTGCTCATTCGCGAAAGCTGGAGCCGCCCCCTGTTCAGGAGACGACTCCGTAACTCCTTCCGCGCTTGGTGGACGAGATGAAACTTGGTCAAGCTCCCCGTAGATCGTAGGCCAGTGCGGATTCTCTTCGAGCGTCGAGTCAAAGCCAGACATCAAGCGCCAGAAAGCTCTGGTGTACTGCCGGAGTGCGCCATTCGGAGCAAGTTTGTCGAGCCGTTGCGCCAGTTCTTCCGGCTTGCGAAGTCCGAGATCAATCAAGGTGCTCGCAGCCTTCATCATGGCATCGCGTCGATCCTTGGGCAGGTCAGACTGAGCCAATGGCTTTACGGTCGGAGATGCGAACAGGCCAGCAAATGCTTCACCAAGGGCAGCATCGCCTTCGTCCATTTCCTGCGCTTTTGGCGCTTCTGCTGTCGGTTTGGCGACTTCGGGGGCAGGCGACTCCAGTTTCCACCCTCCAACGGCGGCTTGCGGCTCAACATCGCCTTCGTTCTCGCCTTCCATGCCCATGACTGGCGTTTCACCCTCAAACGAGATGACTGGCCCCATGCTGCCCTGACTGTCCATGATGATGTCGCCAATCTTGACGGTTGGGCTATCAAGGTCGGTGCGTTCCCGCTTCTTGGGCGGAGTTGAGTCATTTGGCAGGGCGTTCACCTCGGCCATGGTCATGCCTGAAACCTTTGCGACCTGCGCAGGCTCCATGCTGGTCTTATCTGGCCCAATCTGAACGTCAAAATTGCCGCCTCCTGTCCGATAAAGCACAAGCATGGGTGTTCCGTTGCGAGTCTTGCCACGCCACACGGCTGGCGTCTTGAGGAAGGCTAGGCGCTTTTGCCACGCCTCTAGGCGCTTGCCCGCCGCCTGCATGGATTCGGTCATTTCTGGCGGCGTTCCAGCGCGAGGCTTACCGTTCTTGAAGAAGTACTTGGCAGCGCGGGCGTTGTGATCTGCCACCATTTGAGCCAGAGCCTTCTCTTGAGCCTCAACGGTTGCCTCGCCTTTCGTCATCGTTTTGGCGTTTGTTGGCATTGTGCTACCGCCTTCGGTCATCACCTGCATGAACCCTTGCGAGTTTGGCGGCGAAATGACGATGAATTGATTACCATTCGCGTCCGTAGCCGCATCACCGACAGTCCAGCCTGCCTCATCATTGCCACTTGACTCTTTCTCAGTATTGATAGAAACTGGATTCGCAACGGTTGTTGACGACCCTTCAACCGGCTTACCGGAAGTGCTCACGGCCCCGGCGTTTTGAGTTTGCGCAGGCTCAGCGTCGGGGCTGATGCTTTTCTCGAAGGCGTCGAGGGCATCCGAGACGAGCTTAATGTCTTGATCCACCTGGGCAATCAGGTCATTCCGGGCGGACTCGGACTTGATGCTCGCGAACTGCTTCCGCAAGTCTCTCAAAAGTGCGAGAACGTCGTCAAGAAACTTGCGCCACTTGTCGGCGAGGTCTTTACCGATGACCTGCTCCGTCATGGTGCCGTCCTTCATAGCTTCGAGCATGGCGCGATAATACTCGTGGCCGCCGTGGTCTGGATTGAGCGGCTTCGGTTCGAGATCGCGAGCAACACGGCGAACCGAATATGCCTTCTCGATCTTCTTTTGGACATCTTCTGGAAGCTGGCCCCAAATGTCTTTCACGCGGGCGTCGCCAAGCTGCTCAACTACGAACTTGTGAATCAGCTCGTGGCGGAAGAATTGGCGGGCCTGAGCAGCGGCGTTGTCGGCGTCGGTGGAATCGCCAACAAAACGAGCCAATGCCGTCTCGGGATTGATAATCAACGCCTGTTCACGGCGGCCCCATGCGAAGTCAAAGGCCGGATCATCGGTGAGCACAATGGGGAGATGCCCATTGTAGCGGCGCAGACCATCAATGATGGCCTTGGCGGCAGCGGTGGCTTTGGGCTTATCGCCAGCGGATGCGGCCTGGACAATAGCAGCCATGCGAGCGTGTGCTTGCCCGATGAGTTCGCGGCCTTTGGGCGCTTCCGTGTCCACTTCCGCAGGTGCCGTTTCTCCTACTGTCGGGGCGGTTTCGGCGGCTGGAATGTCCGCTTTCGTGGCGGTTTGCGGCTGGCTGGCCTGCATGAACTCCGCCAGCGTCGGGGCATAGAAGGATTCACCCTCGCGAACGGCTTTGGCTTGAGTGCGGACAGCCTCGTTGTAGTTCACCAGTATGGTGCGCAGCACGCCGGGGCCGATCTTCATTTTGGCGGCAAGGCGCGTGATGATGTCTTTCGCGGCTTCCGCATCCGCCATAGAGCCTTTGTCGGTCTGGCTTTTCTTGATCTTGGCCGCGTAAGCAAAAGCGTCGGCATCGTCTACGGTGGCAAATTCCGCGTAAGACGCTTGGCCTCCTGCGCCTTTACCAATGGCCTTGCGTTGCAATGGGGGTGCTTTGCCAAGTGCGGGGCGAGTAGCTACTGCTTTAGCGGCTCCCGGCGTCGGTGCAACCTTGGCTTGCCGGTCTGGTGAAGCGCCTTCCACCGCCCCCTCCGATGCGGATGGACCCGACTGCACTTTGGGGGCGGTTTCAGGCGCGGGAGCGGGTTGTTTGGCTTGCTTTGGCGTGACTTTCAAGGAGTCTGCGTGCATGGAGAACTCACCAGATAGATTTGTGTATAAGTAATCCTGTGCGACATTACCTTCAGTGGTGTCTCTCACCACCTTTGATCCATCTAGCTGAATCTCAACTCGGCCCGTGCGAGCGTTGCCATTGCCATCTACCCATTCTACGGTATCGCCTTTGTTTAGAGCTTTGAAGAAATCTTCATTAGCCTTTACGTTGAGCGCAGCCTGCATGTCTTCCCAAGCATCGCGGGTCATCCCAGCGGCTTTTGCAGCGGCTTCTCTTTTTTCTTTTGTTGCTTGGCGGTCTATATCCCCATCAGCATCTCTTACAATATAGGATTTTCTTTCAGCATTACGCTTCCGATGAATTTCCGATGGATCGGCTGGCGTTGCTGCTGGCGTGGCGGCGGCTTCTGGCTCGGAAATGATGGTTGTGGCAGACTTGAGTTTTACCCCATATTTGTCTGCAATCGCTTGAGTATTGTTGTCTGCGAGATGCTTGTCCAAAAATTCAAGCTCGGCCTCTTCATCTTTGGACAATTGGCGTGAGATAGTGGCAATCGTTTTAGCATCTCCAGCTTTTCCATCTCTCTTCCACGTTAGTTCGTTCTGGCGATTTTGCGCGAGCTTGCGAAGGCGGGTGCCAGACATCTCTTGTTTGGGCTTAGGCTTTGGTTTCGGCCTATTGATCGCCTGGATTCGCTCGGCTTCGGACTGCCCGATGGTGAGGTCAGGCAACGCGCCCTTGAGCCAGTCGCGGGCCTCATCCGTGATAATGATTTGATCGACTCCGGCCTTGTTTGTGCGGGTATAGATGAGCGGCGCGGGAGAATTTGCACCACCGGCAGGAACAAGTTTGCGGTTTTTGTCGAGCTTGACACCAAGTGCGCGCATCTGCGTCTCTGTGAGGGATGCAGAATCGGTGATTTCGCCGGATGCAATACCGGCCACTGCATCCATGGCAGCGCGAGCTTTGGCGTTGATTCCGCTCTCTTGGCCTTTCGGCACGGTGCGAATCACGGCAGGCATCGCTTGGATGGACTCAGGAGCCGTAGGGTTGAAAGCCGCAATCGCAGCCTGAACGGCAGCCCTTTCTTCGGGAAGTGGTCCGGCGTAGGGATTTGTAGCTTCGGGAGCTTCGGGAGCTTCCGGCGCAATGTCTGGAGGCAAACCACCTGCACGGCGATCCATCCTGTCCTTCAAGGCTTGCATACCGCCACCCATGAGGCCAGAGGCAACGACAAGCTCAGGCAAGCCGGTGATAAAATCGCGCACTACATCATCAGGATTTCGCCCTTCCGCGTAGCCCTGTGCGAGCTGCGACATGGCCTCGTCAATGACCTCTTCGGGGATTTCATCAAGCGCACCTTTGGTGATAGCTTTCCCGCTGGACATAAAACCGGCCACCATGGCGCGGACCGAAGCGCGGGCCTCGGGATTGTTGGCAAGAGCCGTGACACCACCGGGGAAGAGCTTTGTAAGTCCCGCCGTCATGGCTCCGGCTGCGAGCGATGCAGGCGCAGAGGCTTTCCATGCTTCCATGTGGCTTTTACCCTCGTTGCGAAGGGTGTTGTAAGCCTCACCGTAGAGCGAGCCTGCCGTTTGCGCCCCGCCAAAGATCATGCCACCTGCCATGGAACCAGTGGCGACCGTGGCAGCGACACCGGGAGCCATGCGGGCAATCGTGCCCGCAATGCTGCCGGCCAAGCCCGTGTTGGAGAGTTGCTCTTGGGTGTTGACCAGTGAGGCCGCGTTTTCGGCGTTTGCTGCCGCCAATTTAGACCAACCTTCTCCAGCCACAGGAATGTTGCCCGTCAAAGCCGCAGTCGTGCCGAGAACTGCCTGCGTGACATCCATGAAGCCTGCCGTGACGTTGGAGGCGATCAAATCAGCCCATCGGCGGAAGAACGAACGCCCCTTCATTTGCTCCTGATACATCAAGGCTTGATCCACGGCATCCATGGCGGCGAATCCGTTCTTGCCGCCTACCTTTTGGTCCTCCTCAATCAAATGGTCGCGCCATTCGTTGAAATCAGTTCCAAAAGCTGATTGTTTCGCAAAGGCGGTAAGCAAGCCTTCGCCGTATTGGCGACGGTAGGACGGCCAGAGCTTCATTGCCTCGGCCTTTTGTTCCGGCGTGCCGTCTGCGGCTTCGATGACTTTCTTGAATGCCTCCTCGTCACCGCCAAGGACAGGATTCGGAATGATGGCACCGTTTGGCAGCCTGCGAACCGGCTCCAGCATATCCGTAATGCCGAGCTTTTCGCGCAATGGCCGCGTCAATTCGGCGGACTTCTCGGCTTTCTCGGGGTCCAACGGACTCGACCAATCAAGTTGACGGCGAGTCTCCATGTAGTTTCGGGCCTCTTTCTCATCAAGTCCCATCTCTTTGACCTTGGCCTTGAAGTTTGCAGGCATGGAGGAAACGCCTCCAAGTTTGTCATATTCGGGATCGGTGGACTTGTCCGCTACCCAATCACGCATGGTCGCCGTGCCGAAGTCGCCAGCGCCGAACTGATTCCAGAGCTTTTCCAGATTGTCAGACTTTGCTTTCTGCGTCGTTTCGATTTTGGCGTTCAGCCCGTCCAGCTTGCCGGTGATGTCCTGTTCCAGCGCCGTGAACGCGGCCTTGGCTTCGGGCGCATCTTCGCGGCCTGCATACTTGGTCCGAATCGCATCGGCCCGCTTATCGCTGTCGTCGAGGATGGCCTGATATTCCTTGCCCATGCCGGGCGCGACCTTCTCAAAGTCCTGATAGGCGGCTTCACGGGCTGCGGCTTGCTCGGCTTTCGCCTGCTCGTTGGCGGCCTTAGCTTGGGCGTTTATGGCCGTTGCGCTCTCGTTGAGCACCTTGGCCTGCTCCTGGATGCGCTGCTGTTTGGCCTGCCATTCGGGGCTGCGACTCTGCATCGCTTGGTTGAGCGCATTGATTTGCGGAATCACGTCCTTATGCCATTTTCCATCTGTACTCACGTCGGCGGCGCTGTGCGGAAGGCTCATCAACCGCTCGTTCTCGGCCTCCAGTGCGTCAAATTTGGCCTGCTGTTGGGCCTGCTCGGCGTTGAACTGCTGAACTTCCTGCTCGTGCTGTGCGGCGCTTTGCTCGAACTCCACCGGATCAGCAATCAGCGGCTCCGGCGAGGGCGTTGGAGCTTCACCGCGCTTGATAGCGGCTTCGCGCTTCCGCAGGAGGGCCTCGCGCTCATCTTGGGCGGTGTCGAACTTGAGGGATTCCTTCTGCTTCTCAAACTTCGCGGTGTCGAGGTCAGCGAGGCGCTTCTTGACGTTTTCGATGGTGCCAACGGTGGCTTGCCGCTGCTCGGGAGTAAGGTCCAACTCCAAATCGTCGGCGGCTTTGAGGCGCTTCTCGTATTCCTCTTGAATGCCTTTGAGTTTACGGCGCTTTTCCTCGCGCTCCAACTCCTCGCGCTGTTGATTGCGCTGGATGCTCTTTTCGTTCTCGCGCAAAACGGCCTCATCGGCAGTCACCTTGTCGAGTTCAGTCTTTTGCCGCGCTTCCTCCTTCTTTTTAGCCTCCGCTTCTTGGAGTTTGCGTCCCTTCTCGGCTTTCGCGGCTGCAAATTCCTCGTCGGACTGGAGCGGCCTTGGCTCGCCGGTCACGCGGTCGAGGTGGTAGCGGCGACCTTGTGCCAATAGCTCATTGGTTCGCTGGGCATTTGCCAGCTTGCGCTCATCATCGGCCTGTTTGGCGGCATCCTCAATAGCTTTTTGCTCGGCATCCGCTGCGGCCTTGTTGGCGCGGGCTTGCTGCTCGTAGGCGTCACGCTCAATCCTGGCTAGCTGCGTTGCTCGGCTCGTGGATTGTCCGGCATTGGCACCGTAGAGGCGGCGGCGGGCTTCGGAGAGAGCGGAGGGCGAAAACGTGACGGGCATGGTGGTAATGCTGGCTGAAAGGGATCGTGATCCATCGCAGCGGCCTTGGCCTGCCTCGCTGGTTGTGTGACTAGACGCTCACACGGGCGGTTGAAAGAATTGCGACTTAAGAACCAAAAAAGCGCGAGGCTTTACTGGCTAGGCCGGTTGGGTTTTTGCGAGCTTGCGACATGATCTTAGAACGCGCATACCCCAATCCTTCGCCTATTTTGCGACCTGCCCACAAGACTGGCTTGGCTATCGGGTCTTCTTCTAGCGTTTTCGGCTTTGCTCCCGGTGGATTCATGCGGGCAGACAAACCTTGAGGATTTTTGATTGCTTGAGCTTGCGCGGCAGACATTCGAGACTCGACGGGCTTTTGCGGCATTGGCGCAGTAGATTTTTGCTCGGCTTTAGGAGCAGTTGATGCCACTGCTGATGGTTTTGACGGTGCAAAACGGCGGTAAAACTCCGAACTAAAGCCGCTAGATGCAGGTTTTGGCTCTGCTTTTTTGGCTACTGGAGCCTGCTTCGTTGCTTTGTCCGCAACGGCTTGAGCGTTTGCTTTTTTTGCTTTCGCCCATGCGCGATCATCATCGGTAATCATTGATCCTGGAGCCTTGCTTGGCGCAGGCGATGGCTGCATGGCAGGCTCTTGACGCGGTTGCGGCGGCTTTGCTTCGTTGGCTTTTTCGGCCTCATAGCGAGCGCGAGCTTTTGCCCGGTCGGCCTTAGCAGCATCGGCGGCACTCATTGGAGCAGGAGGCTTGCCAGTGCCAAACGCGGCAACACCTGCGGCGTTTTTGGCTGACATATCCATTGTCCTGCGGGCCTGCTTGCGAGCTTGAGCTTTAGCGCGGTCCATAGCGTCCAGCTCTGCGCCGGATGCCCATTTGCTGCCACCTCCTGCGGTTGGGACGAGTTGGCCTTGGCGTTTTGGCGCGGATGGCTGCGATTGACTCGCTCCACCTCCCGCTGCGGCCATACCGCGTGCGGCTGCGGATTCCTGCTCGGCACGATCTTGGCGAATTGCCTCTTTTTCAGCCTCTTCGCGCATGTTGTAACGACGCTCCGAGAGTGGACCCTGCGAAGGTCCGCCCATGTAACGCCGGGCTTTCACGCCGCCGATCTTGCTTCCGCGAAACGGCTCTCCGAATGCGTTGAGGCGCTGGTATTGCTGGAGTTGGCGTGGCTGTGGCATGGTGATTAGAGGTAGAGGACACCGTTACGGAAACCAATCTCGCGGTTGGCAAAGGAGGCATTGGCCGCCTTCGCTTCCATCTCCTGCTTTTTGGCCTCGTCGGCATCGAAGGCGGTGTAGGCAGCCTTTTTGCGGGCTTCGACTCGCGCTTTGGAGTTCGCGGCATCCAGACCGCTTCCACCGGGCGAAAACAGGCCACGGCGACGATAACGACCACCACCTGCTCGCGTTCCTTCGCGGTTCAGCATCGCGTTTTGGTTCTGGCGCATGGCTGTAGCCTCGTTGCGCCGGGCAAGCTCATCTTGGGCGGAGGCGTCGATGCTGGCATCAATCGCGGCCAGTGACGTTTTCCGGCGCGTGTCAGCCATTGCAGCGGACCCGGCCTGCCATTGGGCTAGCCGCGTGTCGTTGTAGGGCTGAAACGAGGCCGGTTGATAGGCGGGCATGGCGTATTGACCTTGGATGGGCATAAAAAGCAGCGGTGAAGGTTTGAGCAGTGTTCAGGACAACATGCTTCTACCGCTCCCGTTGTCAAACATCCCGCGTGAACCGCCCGCGAAAAAGTCGTTTACGCCGGAAACGCCGTCTTGGCGGATCACAACCGGCGTGTTTCGCGTCATCCGGGTAGCGGCTGGCATGCACAAGAGGGCTATAACGCTCATCATCACCCAGTCATCGTGATACCCGCCAGCGGCCTCTTTTCGGCCTGATGCGAGCGTGATGAAATTGGCGTATTCCTCAACCAATCGCGGACACGGGGCTTCAAATTCCTGCTCACGCACATACATCTGAGCGTTGGAAATCATCTGCTCACGGGTTCGCTCGTTGGTCAGGAATCCACGTTTGCGGACCTGCTTACCCTCACCCACCCGGCGCTCTTCCATGCTCTGCTCGCGCTGAAACACGTTCTGGACGCCCTTGGTTTCCAGTAGGGCGATGATCCCGAAGGCGCTGTTGACCTCCGGCACGACGAGACATTCGCCGTACCAGCGGTAAAGCTCGCCGATCCAGTCAGCGAGGATGTCGATATTGACGCGGCACTCGGGGCGGATGGCGCAGACCATCTTAGCCCTGTGGTGCCGCCCGTTTTCGTCCACAAATGGAGCACGCCAGACCGCTACGGCGTGGCAGTCCTGCTCTTTCTTGCCTGCGGACTGCTCACCCTCCATGAAGTCGGCGGCGATGAGGTAGCTTCTGCCCACCATCGGGCGCTCCCAAAGCCTGAACGTGGCCTCGGTGATACTGGTTTCTGTCCAAATGCCATTTTGGAAGCGCCCCGTTGTCGGCAGATCGTTCTCACTCTGCCGTTTCAGGGCCTCCACGCCGTCAGGGTCGAACACCTGGACGCCGGACGAAACGAAAGCGATGTCCATGTCAGAGGGGTATTCTTGATCGAATTTGTCTTCATCGCCGCTGAAATTCGGCTCGATGAGCTTCCGTCGCCTCCACGCCAACCGTCCCGGCGTGATCTTGACTGGTCCATACTTCTCAATCAGCCGCGTTTCCCGTTCTGTCAGGCTGTCGAGAATCATTCCGGCCTCGCGTTGAGTGATGCGCTTGGTGTCGTCGTAATCGGCGTTCTCAAACCACGCCGCAAAGCACTTGATGTAACCGTTTCCGCGTAACCCGCTCACCCATTGCGCCAGTGTGACAGCCTTCTGGTAGGTCTTGTAATACACGCCCTGCTTCCCGTTCGCGGTGGATTCAAGAGCGATCCACGTTCCCGGAAGGTCCGGCACCGAGTTGGCGATGGACTGGAATACCGCCTCGCCTGTGCTTTGCCCCTTGCTCTTGTAGTGCGCCGTTTCCGACGAGATGAGCACCTGCGGCGTTCCGCCCTGGCCTGCGCGGGGATCGTTCGCTGTTTCCTCCCAAAGCTGTGTTCCGTGACCGAATTTTCGCGGGAAGCCGTCGCACGAGACTTTATTCCCCCACCTGTGATCCCCAAACTTATCCTCTTTGTGGGCAATTTCCCACATGTTCAGGAGGCGCGGCGTTGTCTTGAGGTCATCCCCGATGATGGCGACCTCGATAGGGTAGTTTCGGCCCATCCAGTAGGCCCGGTTCATGTGGTAGCGGCTGGAGCCATCCTGCCGGACCTTCACGGCCAGCGTTCGCATCGGCACCTTGTCGGCCTGCTGCTGCTCCAGCGCGGTTTCGAGCCTGTCCTGGAGCGGCGTCATCACCGGGAAATCGAGGTTTCCGTCCTCGCCGAAAGCGTTTTTCAGGGGGATTCGGCAGCATCCTTGCCACCAGTAGCGAAACGAATGCCTTCCAGCCGCGATGTGAATGCGCTCGACTTCCTCTTGCTGTGCTTTGTCGCTCATGCGGTCGTGACGCCTGCTAGTTTTAGGATGCTCGCGAGGTCCACACCCTTACCAAGTAGCCGCTCCATGGCCTTCTTGGGCGGTTCATAGCCCACCATGACGTTGACCTCTTCCGGCGCATACCACGCGGAGGCTTTGCCCACCTTGTCGAGAGCGTTCTGAGCGGCTGAAAAGTCCTCCGCATTCTCGGCTTTGTCAGCGATTGTCACAAGGCGGTTAAGCCATTTCTCCTTCGTGAGGTCGAATTTCTTGTCCGCCGCTGCCGCTACCTTGCCCCGCAATTCTTCAATCCTTGCCTTTACCTTGCTATCTCCGGCAAGTTTGGACGCCTTTGGATCAATCGACAACGCGGACCCGTTTGGGTCCTTGGCAACATGAGCACGATACGCCTGGGCAGCGGGCACGTTGAGGGCCACGTCCTGCGCAAATGCTTCATATTTCGGGTTCTCCAATGCTGGCATTCGGCACTGTTCATCCGAGCCAGAAAGAGGCAAGCGGGAATTACTATGATACTTTTGAGGCGTGTTTTCTGGTCAAACGCCGCGTTTTTGGTGCCTCACTGATCTTTTTGTGACCAATTCCGCCTATTTCCTCAAAATTCAATTTGCACGATACGGGCTTGCTTGTATGCTGTCCGTGCTCACCACGAGCGCAACATCAACAAACTAACGACCTAACACCATGGGAGACAGAGCTAACATCAAACTCAAGATCGAGTCCGACAAACCCGCCCTTTACATCTACTCGCACTGGAGCGGTAGTGAGCTGCCTACACTGCTGCAATCCGCCCTCAAGGCGGCTATGCCACGCAAAGGCGACTGGAGTTACTTCACCCGCATCCTTGTGGATCAAGTGACCGCTGGCGGACGCGATGAGGAAACCGGCTGGGGGCTTGGATTCTCGCCGGATGACAACGAGCACAACCTGCTTGTCGTCGATTACACGGCGGGAACCGTCACGGCGTGCGCCTTCGATGACGATTCCGACGAGCATGAGGGCGCGGTTATCGCCACCGTGACGTTTGAGGAGTTCGTGGCGCTGCCTGACCCGAACGGCTGGCGCGATCCGCAGTAACCACCCCACGGGGGCCGCGCATCCTACACGCGGGCAACATCTCACCAACGACCACCTATGCAACTTCCTAACGCCTTCCACAGCCTGCCTCGCGAGTTTACTCTGAGGGCCATTAAGTCTGACTATTCATTGAGTGCCCGTGACATCACGTTCGAGGTGAATGCCTCATACTATGTAAATGGTGAGGCGAATAAAAGCGGGCGCACGGTGCTAACCGGCTGGGGTAAAAGCGCCTCCATCCGCTTCCTGTTCTGCATTCGTAATCCTCTAAATGAGAGGATAGCGCAAGACACGCTGAAAGCTGCTTTGCGTGCATTGAGCGCTACGATTCGTTGGAGGTCTGAGATTATCCCCGATTACATGAGTGACCTCATCATCGGTATTCCGCTGGGGTTCGTTGCGGGTAAAGTGACGCAGACCGACAAGCGCAAAGTCAAAAGCGGGGCGATCTTGCATGACTCAATCAGCGACCTTCGGGACGCTCTTAATACTCGAATAAAAGAGGTCGAAGCATTCCTAGTGGCACCGATAAGCCAATAACTACACCTTTAACATCATGCCCCGCTACTCCGTCACCTACTCAATCGGTGCCCGCTCCTACTGGTTCACGATCCCGGCTCCCAACGCTGCCCACATCTGGCGCGGCTGGGACCGGCCCGGCTCGAAGTTGCTCCAAGTCGAAGAAATCCCCGTAAACGCCTAACCTCACACGACCATGACCACCCTACCACCTGACCACCTCCGCCACATCGACCTTACGGCTCGCCTCGTCTCGCTCAAATCCAGCCTCACGCCCGACTGCAAACTGTTCGAGCCTGCCCCGCCGCTTTATGTCTGCCGCCGCTCCGACGAAGACCCGCCGCGCTGGGCTGTCCGGCTGTTTGTCGCGTTTCTCATCATCAACGCGGCTGTTTTGGCTGCTTACCTTATTGCTGCCCAATGAGTGCCACCTGCCCCAAATGCGGCCACCCAACCTCCGACATGCAGCGCAACGGCGGGAAAGCTCGCTGGGCTGGCGTCTCGGCTGCTGACCGCTCGGCTGCGATGCGGAAGGCTGTCCAGGCGAGGTGGGCCAAGAAGAAAGCCAAAGCCTAACCCGCGCTTCTCAAAGCCCTCGCCTTAGCTGGCGGGGGTTTTTTGCGTCGAACCGTGGCGCTGCGGCAAACAGACTCGCCAAGGCTCGCAGTTGCCGAGCTAGGTGTTCGTATCTGTCACCAAAACCAGCAAGCCGCGCTCTTTCGCCCACGCCGGGTTATCATGCACCCTTCGGTGACACGGGGCGCAGAGCTGGCGGAAAAACTCCACGTCCAGGAGCCTCTTACCCTGCCGTCCGCAGGCGTGGTGAATCTCCGTCGCCTGCCCTTTGCAGACGAGGCAGGTCGGATGCGCTACCAAAAACTCGCGCCGGAGCTTCGTGTACTCCGCGTTTTCGGCTTTCCTTCGCGTGCTAACGGGCTTGATGCGCTGGCGTGGCTTCCGGCTCACAAGTCCAGCCAGAACCCTTTCGCGGTAGGTCTGGCGCTTGGTTGGCTTGGCTTGGGGTGGGGAGATCATAGGGTTACGGCTTCGAGGAACGCCTCAATGAAGGCTTGCGCACACTGAGGAACGATTGCATTGCCGTAACCGCGCAGTCGCACCACTCGGGCGGGAATCCCATGAGCCAGCGGGAAAAATGCGGGTTCAGTTGGAACGCGGCGGGTTTTCCCGTCTCGGCAGGCGACGAGTCGGGAGGCATTCCAGCATCGAAGCAGTCCCTCGCCAGACATCGGTTGTCCCGGCTTTGCGGCGTCAGTTTGTTCGCTGTTGGAGTTGCCCATCCATCCAAGTGCATTGGACTCGGCCAGCCCGTGATTGTCTGCACCTGAATCGCAATCGGCATTCCGGCCCCGTTGCCATTCCCGTGCTTCGCCTTGTTCTTGATCTGGCGGGCGTCCCACGTCTCCAGCCCCTCCCCGTCGTTCATGTTGTTGGCATTGGGTGTCGCCCACCCGGATATTGTCGCCACTTGCCGAGGTAGGTTGGCCGACCCCTTCTCTGAGTCCATTGCCCGAATCAACGCTTCCGAACTCGCTGAATCCTTGTAGTCCCGCGCATTCGGAGTCGTCCACCCTATCACTGCATCTTGCAACCTCATCGCGTGCCTCCCCGCTTGTGACGGGCCTGTTCCTCCCGCGCAAGTGTCTGGTGTGGGCCACCCAGTACAGCCTTTGTCGGATGTGCGGCGAGCCGACGCTGTGTGCGCCCAATACGGTCGCCCCGCAGGCGTAACCTTCTGACTCCAAGTCTGCTGATACTCCGTCGAGCCAGCCGTGCCCAATCGCGCTTGCAACCTGCTCGCCAAAGACTGTGTTAGCCCACGGCTGGCCGTCGTCCCTACAGGCGCAGATGAGGGTAAAGAAGACTGGCCAGAGGTGTCTCTCGTCTTTTTGCGCGAGTCCTTTACCGGCTGTGCTGAATGGCTGGCAGGGGCATGATCCAGTTCCAACAGACTTTGACGCAGGCCATCCGGCGAGTTGGAGGGCAAGGGGCCATCCGCCAATACCAGCGAAGAAATGACACTGAGTATATCCGCGCAAGTCCCCTGGAGTGACTTCGGTAATAGATCGCTCATCGACAATACCGTTCGGGATGAGTCCGCGTTTGATGAGTTCTCGCAGCCATGCGGCGGCTTTTGGGTCGTGTTCATTATAATAATTCATAGGGTTAAAAGTCTGCCGCGCCTTTTCCTGCCTCCCATTGTGCAAAGGCGCACATGCCGTTGCGGAAACGTGGCTTTCGCTCCTTTTTCGGTGGAGGATCAACCGGCGGGATAGCGAGCATGGCGGCGATTTTGGCCTCCAGTTGCGCGGCGAGGTCTGGCGGGTCGGGCTGGACAAGTGGGCGAGGAAGAAAGTTCATGGTTCGCGGAATTGAAAGATTGAGCCAAGGAACAAAAGCGGAAGCTCCCAGTGACGCTTCCCGCCCCGGTTCTTCTCACACCAAAGGTTGCGCTTTTCGTCGTTGAAGCCGGTTTCCGAGTCCTCGTCGGCAAACTTCTTGAGCATCATCACCTTGTCGGCGTCCTGTCCAATGGCCCGGCTTTCGCGTAGTTTGCCGCTGTCGTTGAGCTGCGAGGCTGTCAGGATGACTTTCCCTGTCCGGCGAGCCAAACGCTTCTGACGGCGACTGATTGAGGCCAAAACGCCCTCCCGCGTGTCGGACTTCCGGGCGCTGGTATCCTCCATGAGTTGCAAGTAGTCCACCACCACCACGGCGGCGTCGCTTCGCTCAATGTCGGCGAAAATGTCGGTCGCGCTAGCGTCCTCAACATCCACAAGCTCAATGGTCGATCTTTGGCGAATCTTCGCGCAGGAGGCCGTTAGCGACATCATCTCACCGTTTGTCAGGTCGCCCCGGTAGAGATTGCCGTTATCAACGCGAGCGTGAGAGGCCAGCAGGCGCAAGGATTGCTCATTGTGCGGCATCTCCAGCGGATACCACCGAACCTTGTGCCCGTCTTCGGCGGCGTTCTCGGCGCAGTTTTGGATGATGGTCGATTTGCCGTCTCCCGGCTCCCCGGCGAAAACCCAAACTTGCCCAGGCATCATGCCGCCCGTGTGCTTGTCGATAGTCGGAAACCCGGTGCGGATGCCAGGAAGGCGGCCAGGATTCTCGGCCCGAATCTGGATTTCAGCCAAGAGCGGGTCGATGGCCTCGCGTAGTGACACGCTCTTGAGTAGCTGGCCGGGCATCTTTCCTGCCTCTTCCATGAGTCCTTTGATGGTGTCGAGCGTTTCGGCCACCTCGCCGTCACGGGCTTGGAACAGGAAATTCAGGCTTCGGGCGTGGGCCTCGATGTGTTTTCGCTGCCCGTAAAGCTCGCGCAACACGGTCAGGTAGTGGTGAAAGTGCGACGGAATCGGGACGAAGGTGTAAACGTCCGAGACAGCCGCAGCCCCGCCCACGAACTCCAAACGGCCAAGATTCCGCAGCCGGTGAGTCAGGGAGATGGGATCAATGGGCCGCCCTGCCGTCACCTCGTCAACCATCGTGCAGAAGATTTCCCGGCTGACATCGTGATAGAACAGGGCCGGGGGCGTGGCGTGCAGGCAAGTAATCAACCGTTGCGGCTCCTGCATGAAGCACGAAAGCGCCCCGCGTTCTGCTTCGTCGCTGTATGGCATGGGTTTGTTTAGCCCGGCCAGTAGCTCCTCAACCGTTGCATGTTTTTCTTGGTTCATAGGCATGAGACGTGTTTGGGTTTCTTGTGGAGTGGCTGGCCGAAAAAGGACTGTTCCGACTCTTCGCGGAGTCCTTGCCAGCCTTTGCCAATCGTGTTTTCAATCATGGCGATGGCTCGCTTCTCACCCATAGCGGCGAGGTTTTTAAGCTGCGATTCTGCCATCGTCGGCGTGATCGGCTTTTTGATTTCCTTTCGGTATTTGATCCACTTGTTCCACGATTCCGAAAATTCAGGAGAAACAAACGGGAGCGGCAGCGACTCTTCTTTACTTTGGTTCTGGTTCTGGTTCTGGTTCTGGTTCTGGTTAGAAGCAGACGCTTGGCGTTCGCTTAGCGTTCGCTTAGCGTTCGCTAGCGGAGAGTCTTTTTTGGCCTTTCCTCCTAGTGAACCGGCTTTTTTCGCTTTCTCGGATTTGGCCTGATACTTCTCGATTTCGCGGTCGCAGCGGCGGTGATGCCAGCCGTCCTCTTGCTCGACAAAGAACTCTTCCAGCACTTCGCTTAGCACTTCCTCATTTACCCGTAAGCGTTTGCTAAGCGATTGCTTAGCGTTCGCTAGCGGAGCCTCAGTGTCATAGTAAAGGTCAAGGCACCGCCGGTAGCAAAGATCGTGCAACGGCTCAAGATGAGCGGTCGCCATCATGTAATCGGACGGGTTAAATGGGTAGTGGTTCATAACTCAATCCTCGCTTTCGCTTTCGTTCAGATTGCCAAAAAGCGGCATTTCCTCGCGGGCGATGCCCTCGGCTGCCGCTGTGCAGTTTAAGACGGCCTGCTTGTAGTAAGCCTCCTTCAACTCGATACCGATGGCGCGGCGTCCATTGATGATTGCGCCGTAAGCCTCGCTCCCAACGCCAAGAAATGGCGTCAAGACCACTTCACCAGGATTTGAGCGCAGGACCACGACTCGCTCGATAACGTCAAGTTGAAGCGGGTGAACGTGTTTTTCATCGTCCGGGTCTTTGCATTCCTTGTAGGGCAGGACGCGCTCAATCCGAACATCGTCCCAAAAGGCGCTGGCGTATTGCCGCCAGATCCAATGCGAGAAACGATTCTCAGTCTGCTTTCCGGTGTGGCCTTTGTAGGCCAGAAGCTCATGCGGCATCTGGCGCGAACCGGCGTAGCTGTGAAGTCCTGTCGGATGAGCCACAGGCACTTCGTTCTCACCATCACGGCGGAACAAAAGCAGATAATCGGCGCTCGCCACGTCGCATAGGCTGGAGTCGTCCACGATGGTTTTGTGAGCGAGTCCCTTCGCCATCGTTCGGAGACGAACGGCAAGAGGTTCTTTCCACACGGAGTGACGAGCGATGAACTTGAAACCGTTCGCCAAATGGAGGCGGATGATGTCGCCGGGAAAGTCTGTCAGCGTGCATCCGGCATTGCATGAACTTGGAATGTCCATGCAATGAACGGCGGTAATCCGGCCCGGCTTCGTGAGTCGTGCAATCTGCGAGACGACAAACCCGTAATGCTCAAAGAACTCTTCATAGTTCCGGCAGTTTGACAAATCCCGCTCGTCGGAACTGTAATTGTATAGCCCGCAGAACGGCGGCGAATAGACAGACAGATCAACAGACCTGTCTGGTAGTGATTGCATGACCTCGCAGCAGTCTCCGTTATAGAGGGCGAATTGGTCCGTTACTTTTTGTGTGATTACAGCCATGATGGTGTGATTTCGTTGGTGGTTGGTTTCTCTTTCTTTTCAATCCGCAACTCATTGTTCATAAGCTGAACAAGATGCGAAAACATTTCCTCGGCTTGCGCCGCTTTGCGCTGGAGATTTTGCAGGACTCCACGCTCGCCTTCGGATGTCACTACGTCGATTGTGACGGCGTGCTTTTGACCAAAGCGCCAGCTTCTACGGATGGATTGGTACCACTGCTCGAAGCTATGCGAGGGGAAAAATGTTTGGTGGTGGCAGTGCTGCCAGTTCAAGCCAAAGCCTGCGATTTTTGGCTTGCTGATGAGCACGCGGATTTGACCGCTAGCAAAGGCGTCAAACCGCTCTTCCTTTACCTCATCGGGATCGTCGCCGGATACTTGGACGGAATCCTTGATGATTTTTTCCAGCCTGTCGCCCTCGCTGTTCAGGTGGCACCACATGACCGCACTCTTGCCGGAGTTCTCCACGCACGCGGCAGCCATCGCGCAACGCTCTTCAATGGTGCGGCTTCGCTCTTGGCGCTGTTCGGCTAGACCGTGAGCAGGCATCGAAAACAGCATGCCCTCAAGTGGCGCTTTCGCCTCAACTATGTGCTCGCGGGTTATAAGTTCAGGCAGCTTAAATTTACCATCGCTAAAGCCAAGATCGGACGGCTTGCGCACAGCCCGCGCCCATGAGCATACCCATCGCCAGAAATCGCGCTCGGCATGTCCACGAAAGCGATAGATGCCGGAGCGGTGCTCTTGGCTTCGTGAGGTTGTAGCCTCCGCCTTCTTGAAGAACTTGCCAAGCATATCCATGAATCCAAGATAGCCTAAAGCCTCGCTGGATGTTCCAAGTTCAATGTGATCGTTTGGCGCGGCGGTAGCGGTGCAAAGAAGACCGAATTTTTGCTTTCGCATGAAGTCGGTCACGGCTGATTTTGTCACGCCGTCAAAGTTTTTCAAAATGCTTGACTCATCGCATACAGTCCCGGCGAAATCATTCGCATCAAATAAGTGGAGCTTCTCATAGTTTGTGATGACGACCTTAGCGCCCGGGTGAAACTTACCCGTTGTTGAGCGTGATGCAAAGATGCCAAACTTGGCGGCCTCTTTGACCATTTGCGCACCAACAGCCAGCGGAGTCAGGATGAGCACGGGCTTGTTAGTGTGCCGGACAATGTTCTCAGCATAGCTTAACTGCATCATCGACTTTCCAAGTCCGCAGTCTGCAAACAAGGCAGCCCTGCCTTTCATTACGCTCCATTCGATAAGGCTCCGTTGAAAGTCGAATGCCGCATCAGGAATGAATGTCGGCTTGAATCCGTAGTTGCCTCCAAGGTGGGTCTTACGATTGATAAACTCTGAATAAGTTGTCATATCTTCAAAAAGGTGCTCCCCACGAAACCAAGGCTAGAAATCCGATATGCGCGGGTTCCTTGGAGTGTGGGGAGCATTTTGAGATGTGGCATATTGACTGGCCGTTTCTAGTCGGCGTGCGTTGACTATTGCGTTACAGACTCGGCTGGCAAGGGGTTTTTGGTGGCGAAAAGCCGATGGCATCTTTCAGGCGCTTGAGCGTGCAAACGTCGCCATCCGCCAAATGTAGATTTTCCATCAGGGTTTGCTGAATCGCTGCCCGTAAGGCTTCGTTTTCGCGCTCAAGCTCCGCCATCTTGGCGCAAAGGTAAGCAGTGCCGCAAGCGCCGCGTGAAAAGGCATCAAATGCGGCATCGGTAATTGGCGTTGGTCGTTCTGTGGTGTTCATGGTTGTTTTGTGGCTTCAATGCGTCGGCGTTCTTCGGCCTCTTTGGCGAGGGTGCGCAGCGTGGTGGTGACAAAGTGAGCGGCCACTTTCAAAAGGCGCTCTTTCTCGGGGTGTTGAATCTGGCGGCGGTAACGATAAAACATGCGCCACACCTGCGCGGCCTGCTTTTCGGTGATGTCCGTCGTCAGCAACTCGCGGGCAAAACGCTTGTCCCAAGATGCGGGTAGATAGTTGACCTGCTCCTTCAGGCACTTCACGGCTTGACGCTCGTCTTCGGTTTGATCCCGGCGAGGAACTGACGCTTTCTTTGGCGCTTCCAGCTTCACCTTCACGGGATTGGCAGTGACTTCGCGGTTGCCACACGGGAGCGCCGTGGTGGCGAGGGCGTCGAATAGGAACTCGGGAGGGGCGGTGTTCATGGCATCAAGATTCCGCTGTCGATGATTTTGCCGAGCCATTCGCGCCCGTCGTCGGTGGCCTCGTATTGCTTGGCGTCTGGATTGAGTCGAGCCAGCCCGGCAGCAATGAGCTTGCCCATGCTCTTGAGCGTGGATGGCGCTTTGCTGCGATCTTCCCAGCCTGCTTTTGCAACGCAAGGGAATGGCGTTTGGACAACCTGGGCGAGTTCCGCGACGGCATCCGGGCCGATGTATCTGCGATGCAGCCCGAGCTTGCGGGTGCGGTTTGTGAAGGTGGTGGGTGTCATGGAAGGTCGATGACGTAGGTTTGGCCGCTCGTGACAGTGTTGACGTATGCGATGGCTCGCCAGTCGCCGACTTGGACGTTCTTCACGTTCTGGTACACGCTTTCGGAACTGGAATACTCAGGTTTGCGTACCTGAGTCTCGGCATCTTGCCACGGTATGACAAAAATGGCGCATCCTGGAGCCGGTTTGGCGACGCAATAAGCACGCGGGAAGATGTGGCGGACGGAGAGGCATCCTTCGACCTGCTTTTTGGCAGCGGCTTTTATGCGCTTGATGATGTCGCGGGAGTAGGCGGATTTTGGTTCTTGTTTCATGCGTGGTCGTTGGTGGTGGATCAAAAGGGAATGTCGTCGGTTTCCATGCCGCCCTCGATTTGCGGCTCGTCATACTGGATCGTCCCTGGAGGCTGACGGCGTGGTGCATTCGGGCGAGGCGCTGGCCGGGTTTGCTGGCGAGGCGGTGGCGCTTCTTCTTCTGGTAGCGTGAGGTTGCCGAGAATTGGCGCTTGAACGCCAGAATCACGCGCTTCCTTTGGCAAATCCTGCGAGACGAAATGCGTATCGCCATACTGGCCAGTGCCGTTTTTGTTCGGCCATGCGACGAGGTTAAGGTACTTGCCGTTTTTACCCTCAAAGATGTAGTCTTTGAGAATCTTCGTGACGTTGATTTTGATTTTGATGGGACGTGCCATGATGTTCGTGTTT